TTTAAGGTATTTTTATCGAAATTAGGTACTGGATTACCGTTATAAGTTAATTCGCTAAGATCAGCATTATTGTTTAGAGCTACACTGAATTGAATAGTATATGTTTTATTGGTCCCATCTTCTGCTGTTACAATAATAGTTGCAACACCATTAGGATTATCCGCCTGGGTAATTTGTAAGGTGGCACTAGAATCCTCTACTTCAGCTTCCACTATAGGTGCTTCTGTAGTTCCATAAGGAAGTTCTACTTCATACAGGGTCTTATCTTTATTAAATCCTTGTAAAGGATTACCATTTAAGCTGATTGATTTAAGATTGTTATTACCGCTCAGATTTACAGTAAATTTAACAGTATAAATTTTCTTAGTTATACCATCTTTCGCAACTACAGTGATAACAGCGGTCCCATTAGGGTCATCAGGGGAAATAATATCCACATCGGCGCTATTATCAGACGGTACTGCTGTTATTTCTGGTACATCGACAGTACCCGGAGGTAAAAATACATTATAATGAGTGATATCTTTATTAAATCCTTGTATCGGAACACCATCTATCAAAATACTAAGAAGATTTGCATCACTTTCATTTTGCACCATATAAAACTGAATCATATAATGACGTTTAGATTTCCCATTTTCGGCAGTGACTATAATTTGAGCTATTCCATTTAATGAAGAAGCTTGATTTATTTCTACACTGGCATTGGGATCTTCTGCTGTTGCAGATACCGTGGGGATATCCAATCTTGGATCCAATTTTACTTTATATGAGCTATTATATTTGTCAAAAGAATCTAGAGGGTTTCCATCAATTGATATGCTGCTAAGAAATGTATTATTACTAGGGTCAATAACGAAATTGACAATATAGGTTTTAGTAGTTTCTCCATCCCCAGCAGTTACTTCAATCTTAGCTTCACCATCGGGAGAAAATGCTTGTGTTATAGCCACTTTAGCATAATAATCTGCCGGTCCCGCTTCAACGAACGGGATAGTGGTTGTTCCTTTCGGGAGATTTATTGTATATGACGTAGTTTGTCTATCAAATTCTCTTAAAACAACCCCGCCAATTCTTATAAATTTCAAATCCGCATTAGTAGCTTTCCACTCCCAGTCAGGTGCTGTAGGGGCTTTGAAGCCTATTCTATCAATCATTTCGACGTCTATAAAAGTAATAGTCTTTGCAGCATTTTCGTCAAGACTTTCTTCAGCAGAGTGTGGGATCGGACCATAAAGTTCGACTCCTGTGCGATATTTTCCATCTCCAAGATCTTTGTCAACCCATTGAACGCCACGACCAGGCCTCTTGTACCAATCCATTCTGATAAGATCAGAATTGGTGGTCACGATATGATCAATATTGTCGTGACTACCGTCGCCATATGTGTCAACAAGATCTTGTAAAGCCTCTCTTGTAATTGACATTCGTATAGCTCCTTTCATTATTAGATATTAATTGAATGTTCGAAACATAGCTATAAAGGTTCAAAATAAAGCCTAGGTGGTGCATTATAATGAATGATGATGATAAAAAATATCCCGATGAGGTTTACTTTGATGGAGATACAGGAGTAGTTATACCAAAGGAGCAAATAAAGAGTAGCGCTATTTTATATAAATTAACAACCTCCTTCTCTCATTTACTTGGAAATATTACATCTATTATAGAGAATTATCTTATAGACATGATGCCTCCAAATTATTTTAGACAAAAACGTGTAACAACCGAAATAGCATTTAAAGATTTAAAAGATTGGAGAAAAAATCTCATTTCTGCCGAGAAACCTTATCTTATAATAGATCCTAATATAATAATGGACCAAGAGACTGAATCATTACCTTGGACTCATTGGGATAAATTTATTCCCCATGATCATACTTCTTCTCCAATGTTATATATGATGAATCATGAATTTTTTTATAAGGACGATACACATAATTTTCTTTTAGGATATACGATATCTAGATATAAATTTCAGTTTAATATAACTATAATTGTAGACTCTCAAATGCAAAGACTAAATCTTGAAAATTATCTTAAGTCAAATATAAGGTTTAGGCATTTGTATACAATAAAACGTTATGCTGAGACAATGATACCTAAACCTTATATAGAATATATAGCTAATAAATATAATATGGATATTAACTCTAAAGAATTTTTGGAGGAGCTTAATAAGAGATCTCCTTATACTATACTTCGTTTACACAGACCTGCAACTGGTACAACTGAATTTTTTATTTTACAGATGGCTGACGTTCAAATTAGATTCCCCGACTACCCACAAGGGGAACGAAATATACAGAATCGTGTTGAGATAAGTTCAAGAGTTACATTTCCGATTGAAGTAGAAACTAACTTAATGAATAACTTTCTTCTCCTCACCGAGGATAAAGTTGAAACTGAAGAATTGATGTCAGACTATATGACAAGAGTCAATATATCCTCTAGAGCACCTGTTATTGACAGCCTTTTAGGGAATATGTCCCTTTATCATAAGATTGCAGTCCAATTTGATGAACGCGATGAGGAAGTCGACCTTAGTCAATTCTTAAGTTATGATACACTCCCTCTTATAAAGTATATAAATGATAATGAAATTGATGAAGATTATGTACAAATAAGGGTCTATAAATGGACGGAGCTTATTGATCATGAAGATCCTGATATTATGGAGTTTGATAAAAGAACTTTTAAGTTAAAACTTCACGGCTTAGACCTTGAAGCCGTTTATAATATAGCTATATATTTTGACATGAATTTCCTCGCTAAGATAAAAAGATATATTAATCCTGTTAATACAACGGGCGAGGATTATAAAAAGTAAAAACTATACACAAGGGCGTCTCCCGCCCTTGTGTTTTATTTCTATCAAATATAATTAGGCTAAAACAGTATAAAAAGCACTCAGGAAATATATACCAGTTTATTCCATAAAAAAAAATCAAAAAAAAGGAGGATTTAATATGTTTATCTATAGCAATCTGTCACCTGTTCAGCGACGTATGTTAATTGTTGATATTGCAGTATATATTATAGCGTCTAAATGTACTGTGCGAGATGCTGCTTATAAATTTGGAGTTTCGAAAACTACTATTCATAACTATATGGTTAGAGAACTTCCGAAAATTAATTACGGACTTTATTCGATGGTTAGAGATATATTTGACACGAATAAAAGAGAGCGCCATTTACGGGGAGGTATGGCGACCAAAATGAAATATTTCAATACAGCTTAACGGATGGAGAAATCCATCCGTTTATTTTTTTATTATATTTTTTTATAGTACTAGAATAGCGTATTTTACGTCATAAATAAGGTCTTCATGGGGTAACAAGACCATAAATACCCTATTGTAAAGGAGAGAAAATTTTAATGTTATCCATTTCTGATAAGCTAAAATTTATAGCTGAGGGCTATAGTATAGAAGAAATTAATGAAAACCCTAATAAATTTAATACGATTAAACTTGAAGTTTCATATCCATCTGATGAATTATGTATAATGATAGAAAGCGTCAATGCCGATCTTACATTTATAAATGAAACCCATTCTATCATGCTTCAAGAATCTGCTTTGGAGACTTTTAAAGAGAAAATTAAAAGATTTATAGCTTGGGTTATTGAAAAAATAATGAATATAATAAATTGGATCAAAAGTAAATTTTTCAGTAGGACTAAAAAGACGACCGATCTTTCTAGAATTGTTGATAAAAAAGCTAGGAGCGGGGAACTAGATGGAGTTATTAGAGCTATAAAAGATGGTGATGAAAATGAGTATATCAATGTAAAGAAGAAACACGGTTCTCCTATTCCTGGAGAAAAAATAAAAATTGATATTAATAATTTTAGGGGTACTGTGGTAGATGCTGATAAGTTCGACAATTTTATTCAAAATAATTTAACAGTCTCTATTCCTAGAGATGGTATATTACCTAAGAAAGAAGCTCTTAAAGTAACTGTAAGAGAGAATATAATCAATTCAAGCGTCCCTGATATGAAATCAATTTCTGATAATATCATCAAAATTATTTATGCGTCATTGAAGAATGTTGAAAATTTTAGATCTTCTTTAATTAGAGGAATCTCAAATTCTAAATTAAATAGCGAAGATATTGCAGAAAATACATTATTAAATCTTGCTTCTGGTAATAAGGTCAACAGTGTAAAAGAACTTAAGACTTATATTCTTGGTAATCCTAAAGAAGTTGAACTTTCGAGTGATATGGTTTCTAAAATAAATGCCCTTGTTGATAAAATTACAAAAGAAGGGGATGTTTTATTTAAGGCTTATAATGATATAAAAGATATGATGAATAAATGGAAAGAAGAATCTGTTAAAATTATTGACAAATATAAAGATAGTGCTGAAATTAAACACGAAACCCTTACAAACCGCATTGATCAAATGATGAGATTATTTACCGGTGCGGTATCCGCATTAAATGTGCTCCTATCTTTGCACACAGAAGCTCTGAATGAGTGTCAATTCATTCTCGTAAAGTTAAATTCCCTTTAATGAAATTCTTCAAAAAAAAAAAATAACCGTATGCGGTTAATTCCGTATACGGTTTTATCTATAACCAAGGCTTAAATCAAATGCAATTCCTGAGAATAATGCATTTGAGGCAGATGAAGACTCAATATATTTGATATTTTCATATCCATACTTTTCGAATATAGTTTTAATATCTGAACCAAACGGAAATATATCTCTAAGTGTGATCGGGAGTAAAGTATCGTCATGTTCCATAATATAATCGTACAGCTCATTCCAGAATTCTGAATTTGATGGGCCAATATTATCATGATAGATTACAAATTGATCATCTTCATCAGTCGAACCATCCATTCTCATTATTACAGATTTAAATGTCTTCATTGTATCAAATATATTTTCAATAACTAATTCAGGTATAGATGTATCTATATTTCTTACGCTGAATATTGACATTCTAGTGTCGAGAAATTCTTCTCCAATCTCTTCAGTAATAATTCTATTTTTCAAATCATCATCGGTTTCATCTATAAATCGACCAAATATTCTTCCCCTTAGAATATTTTTGCACTGTAAAAGTAAAACACAGACATCCTGAATTCCTTCTTCCTCGGCCTCAGGGTTTATAAAATTAATGTATACAGATATTTTCAAATTTCTATTATTCTCAATCATTATTATATTCCTCCTCACTTAATGCGAAGTTCATATAATCATTTCTAAATAATAGCATGGATTTAGAATAGGAGATGTGATCATTAATATTTGCGTACAGTGATATATGGTTTAATGGTATGGATACATATGCATCTACTAAAGTTGATATTGGGAGTATTTTTAGAACATCTGGATTATTTTTCTTGTATGATTTGATTAAGTTATGAGAAAATTTGTTTATAGCGGAAATTGATGTCTTAAATCCAATTTCTATATTATGATTGGTATATTTATCCTCTTCTGATATACACTTTAAATACCCTATAAGATCTTTATGTGGTATAATATTTTTGGAAACTGGATAACCATCATGAAATTTATTTTGATAATAATTATATGAATTATTGAATACAATCAGATTATCAAGCTCTCTTAATTTCAAAAGATCCTCGATAGATATAAGATATTTTACCGTTATTCTAAAAAGTTTATTCAATTCTTCTTTGCTTAAGTCGCTGTTTCTAACTAATATATCCATATGCGCATTATTCATAGAATAAATATCATCTAAGATATCTATTAATCTATAATTGTAGAATATATTATTTACGGAAACTTTAGCTCTATCTTTGAAATATTTTAAGATTTTTTCCTGATCAAAGATATTTGGAATCTTATATTTTATAAGATCATACAGCTTTTCAGAAAAATCATCCCTCAATTTGTTCTTATATGCGATCTTACATGCCGTATAAATACTCAATCCAATATAGTAATTATATTGTGTCTCCACAATCGTAAACTTGGAGAGATTGTGGTTGAAAAGTGTAGTAATAGACATTTCATCTTTAGGAATTTTTATTATAATTCCTATAAGGTCAAAATATTTGGGCTCATCTAGTTTAACTACATTCCTATTTGAATAGTCATGGTTCAATACTCTGGTAATATTGTTTACAATTAAATGGTAATCATTAGGTACATATATTAACTTCATAAAAATTCCCCCGGAGTAATAATTAATTGATGGTTAAACTAAGTTTTATAAAAAATACGTATAACTATTGGTGTTTAAAAGGCTAATTCGAAATATATATTATTTTAGTAGATTAGATACAATAATAAACAATTTTCTTGAAAGGATGGTTAAAATGGAAAAGACTTCTATCGAACAAAAAGTCAGTCGCCAAGCCATTATCAACGAACACACTCGGAAGTTCACGTTCGAGATTTTCGAGAAGATTCAGACAATGGTGCGGGAATTCTGGGAGTCCAAGACAGACGCTAAAGATGCGTCTGTACAGATCGCCGATATGCTGGGCTTGTATCCGAAAAAGGATTGGAAGCTGGCATTGAAAATGGTCTTCGAAGACGACATGGCGGTCTTCAAGGATGAGAAGCGGAAATTCCGTAATTACGCACAAGAGGTCTTGGAAGATGCTCGAAAGATTGCTAAGAAGCGCTCCAAGGCCGGCGCAAAGGCTATCGATGGAATGGTTGAACGCTACGAGCGTTTCGCGGAAGCACAGAATTCTCCGAATGTTCCGCACCCGATGGGATCGGGGATGGAAAGGGTTCGGAACGAATTTCGCTTTCGTCCAGGGTTCCTGGCCCAGGATTTGAAGTTCAAAGTTTTCCGTGGGCTTGGAATTTATTAATAAATAAGAAGGAGGGGTGAATTTCCCTCCTTCTTATTTTTTTTTAGTTAAATTTTTTCTCCATATACTTCTTCATACATTTTTCTAACATTCTTCTTCATTCCTATGAGAATGGAGTTTATAAGCCCTGTTTTGATAGCACTAAATGTCATTCTAGCGCCAAGACTTATTACTCCAAGGTACGCATCAATTTTGTCTTCAGGGTCGGAGAGAAGATAAGGTTCTTTTCCATCCTCCCACGTATCACAGGCAATAGCTTTACATGCAATAAATGCAGCAAGTTTATCGCCAATTCCAAAACTATCTTTATATTTAATGTAGATTTCTATGAGAATTCCACCTTTAGGGATTTTATTTCCTTTGATTTTTCCATTAGGACCCGGATCTACTTTATATACTTCAGTAAGAGGAATATCAACATCGTTAGGATTTACATGATTGGAGATTTCTTTAAGTCGCTCTTTATTGCGACGCTCATAATAGTTAATGAGATCTTGAATTGATTTACTGTACTCTTCTTTAGGAGCTGTATAGTATATCTTTATATCTTCAATTACTCCATTATATTTGGAAGAAATTATGTTTCTAGATGCTTCATCCACATCATAATTTGTATCATCATCTTCTGCCAAATTTAAGAATTTGTTTACAAGATCATCCTCATGTGATACGTCGAATATTATCAGAGGGTCATTGACTTCTACTTTATCCATTTTCTTTACAATTTTTGAAATATTAGCATTAGGACCAAGTACAATATCTTTCTTCACTACAATATAGGAACTGAGTTTATCGGATAGTCTCTTAGAAATTTTAGTAGAATCCTCGAATGTTTTTGATGAGTACACCAGAGCAACTCTTGCGAGGGGACCATGCATGAATACCGAGTCTCCGGTTCTTTTATCAACGGTAAAGAAATCTGGATTATGGGCAATTAATTTACCCGCTTTAAACTTTTCACCCTCTTTGACGAGAGGTTCAAGTTTATTAGAAACGAAGAATCCAGAACCAGAGTTTTTACCAATTTCGGGTTCCAAGTTAATAACATCCTTAGTTCCATCATCATAACCAAGAACCATTAATCTGCTCTTTTCATCAATCTTTAATACTTTACCATCTTTCTTAGCTTTAAACACGAAAGTATCTCCGATTAAATGAGGAAGAGCTTTCTCGAATCCTGTATATACCAAGTTTCTATCAGATCCCACACATGCAAGGGTATGTCGAGACTGAGCCGAAGACATCGCAACTCGCTCAGGTTCATCGGATGTGATAGAGAACGGAAGTGCTGCTTCAGCACCGCTTGCAAGATTTGTAGTACTTAATTTTTTAATATCTTCAGGTGCATCTACTACATCAATATATCCCCTAGTAGATGTAATTTTTGCATCAACTGTAAGGGTTCGAGCAATTCCTATAGCGCCAGATATAGGTGATGCTTGAGAGATAACTCCTGTCATTGAAGGATGGAATGAACGTTTAGAAAGATTGAAAGATCTATCTTGGTTCATTCCAGCAGGACCTTTAAATGTTGTACTCCTCATCAAGTCAATAGTATATAAAGGATTCAAGTCGCTATAATCTTTAGTAACCTGGCTGGTTAGTATCTTAGTTATTACAGCATCTTTTTTCGCTGTAAATTTTTTAGGAATAGATTTATCAGCAGACAGTCGGTATTCTTCATATGCTTTAGATAGTACATCATACAGGAATGCTGTCACCATTTCATTAGATCTTACTCTATGCATTCTCATATCACCCTCGTCGGTGTATGAGTTATCTTCGAGCAATGCGTTTGCATATAAGAATACATCAATAAAATCCGTAGGCAGATTAAAATCTCTAAGAATTTCTTCAGTAATAGGGTCGATAAACAATTGTTGGAAGTTTTCAAACGCATAACCTATATTACTACGACCAAATAAAGTATCAAAAATTTCATGATAAACATCTTTGGTTAAAAATTGTTTGATATCATACATTTTAGTAGGAACTTCTAAGAATCCATTCATGAGAAGAGTATTTCTCAGAGGATACATTTTATATATAAGCCATGCATCTGAAAACTCAATTACATCTTCTTTACCTTTAGTGTACTTAGGGACATTCGGAGAATCTTCTTTAGATATTATTCTATAATTAATATTAGCCCTCTTCATAAGATTCAACAGGCCTTCGAGATATGATAAAAGAAGAACAACCGGAACTCTTCTATCCATTATAAGAGATCTTGAATACATATATTTTCTTTCTCTGGGTATCGACTTATATATATCTTTAAATGACTCATCATGATTTGAAATTTCTTTTACCAAAAAGTCCATAAAATCTATATTTTCGCCCTGTTCAGATATCTTAGGAAAAATTACAATATTATTATCTGAATCCAAATATATAACTTCTTTCTTATTTCTTATAGCAATAGGAATTATTGAAGAAGTGTCGTCAGGGTTTCCAATCCCCATCTTCTTCATATCTCTCCTGATATCTGATTGAGATAAATATACAACCATATCAGGGAGATGAATCTTCTTATATTTAGAAGCAAGTTCATCGTATTCTATCGTGGTAATATATTGGCGATTACCTTTAGCTGAACCGAGTTCGACTTTTACTTTACTATTTGACAATGAAGACATCTTTTTATAAAATTCTACCACTTTAGGTGAAATATTTTGACCGAATCGGGTTATAAATGTCTTCTTATAGTTAGTAGCGATTTGAACTGTGTCAGGGGCAGTCTTCATGATCGGTAACGGTATTATTTGATTAACCATGATTTTCTTATTTCCGCCAATCTTCATAAACCGCCCATTTATAAACTTAGGTAAAAGTACACTAAAATTATGCCTTTTGCCTTTTTCATCTTCAAATGTAAATGTATATTCTTCTACTTTATTAAGAGGATCGCTCGCATCCTTAACCTTAGCGTCAATTAAATATAGAGGTTTATCTTTGTATTGGAGATTCGTCATCATTGAGATTATATCTTTCTTATAATGATTTTTTAAGTAGGCCTCATCGAAATTTGGAAAGGTCATTTTCCTCAAGGATTCGTTAATAGTATCAATTGGTAATTCGATAGGGTCTATTTTGTTTGACTTAGCTCTAGATTGGATTTCTTCTATGGTCATATCATCCACTTTAATAGATTTCATATCATTAATAAGCTTTATTTCTCTGGCAATCCTTGGTTTAGATTTAGGAAGCGTTTCATTGAGCTCAGAGTTAACCTTCTCCAGCTCAAGCTCCAATGGAGTTACAATGGAATCTGGAACCTCTTTCAAATCCTCATCTCTTATAGATACATTTAGTTTTTTAGCAGTTTTATCAATAAGGGTATTGAAAATCTCCTCATCAAGTTCATCATCTTTCATAAATTCATCAATTTTCTCTTGAATTTTTGTACGGTTTTTAGCTTCAATAATCTCTTCGAGTTCTTCTTCGGTAGCAAATGATTCAATATCCTTTACTTCACTACCCTTTACCGGACGAAGCTTGTTCCAAAGTTTTCTAAACTCTTTATGAGTATCTTCATCAAACGTCTCAGGCATCATAAAGAACATTTGGTTTTTATATGTGAAGAAAAACTTCCATCCGCTAAAATTTTCAGAAAAATATGAAGGATCGTCTTTGAGTTTATGGAAGAATAATGAGATGAAATTATCGGTCTTTCTCAAATTAAAGATCGAAAAGTCTTTTACGTCATTTATCCAGTAATCAATAGGAATAAACATACATTTATTATTATAGAGAGTATCATCTATTTTCTTTGGAATAAATTCTTTAAACAATCTAAAGTATTCATTTACTCTAAGCATACCAAATCTTGAATCTTCAATATTGAAGAATTCTTTGGTGAAGAAACTAACATCGTGGATATAGTTTCTTCCCTTCATAATTGAATAATTAATGGCCAATTTTAATTCCGGCAAAATTGGACTCAGTTTTTCTTCAAACATTTCCCTAAGTTCAGTATCTTTGATACGGTATCTTATTACTTTATTATAGATCTTGTAATTAAACAGCTTTTCATGGTAATAAAATCGTATATTTCTCATAACCCACATAGGATCTGTAAAAAAATTCAAAGTATCCTTTTCGGTTTTTACTATAGGTACATAGACTGTGCCCTTTGTTCTCTCCTTTACATTTAAGGGGAGTATAAATTTCGAGTTATTTCTATAAATAATATTAGGCTTAAGAAACCTGATATCTATCAAAGATATCATTCCTTTCGTATTATGATAACATTATTTTGGTGTTTCCATTATTTAATTTAGCTAATATATGCCCACAATAATGAAAAATGCGGCTTAAATATATATTATTATATTGGGCCACAAACTCGATATTAATAAACTAATGGAGGAAGATTGAAATGTCTGTAGCTGTTAAAGATGTGAATAAGAGTGTTATTATGAAGATGCTTCAAACAGATGTGTTTGGTTTCTCTCCTGAAGATATTGAGAAAAAAGCGAAAGAAGTGCATAATATTGTAGTAAATGGAGATGATGATATTGTAACCACTAAGATAATTGGCGGTTATGGTAGAACTGATAGTGGTCATATTGCTATCTTCTATAATGGATTTTTTCATCAAAAACCTTCAAAATCTCCTAAAAGTAAAAAGAAGTAATCTCTGAGTATAATTAAAAAACATTTTGCAAACTATGAATTAAATTTATCAAAATATCAAATGAGGAGCGATTAAATCATGAAAACGAAAATCGTTGCTGTTGACGACGTTATCCAACGTCTGAAGGAGAAGAATCCTTCTCCGCGCAAAGTGTTCAACAAGTCGGAACTGACATCCATTGTTGAAGCACTGCTCAGCGATCCGAACTATGTCGCAAAGAACACCAAGGTCAAGAAGGGTGAATTCATCACCGAAGATCGTTTTCTCGGTAAAGAATTCAAGAAAGCTGTTGCCGATATCCTGAAACAACTCGGCCTTAACAGCAATGAAGCACTTGCTGCTCTGGAGAACTACAAAGTTCCGAAATCTTTGGCAGCTGTCGTAATTGACGCTGTTCATCATGCTGACCATCTATACATGGATAAGGTCGGCAAAGCAGTGAAATTCTTTGGAGTTGGCGACGTCGAACAAACGTTCTTCATGCGCGATTTCGACGAGCGCGTACGTCGCAGTCATGTACCGAATCAAAAGGACGGCAGTGGTCGACCGATGATCAAGAACATCAAGTTCAATAAGCACCGGAAGATTGCCATGAAGTCTCGGTACAACCCGAAAGTGAAAGATCTTCTCAGCTAATCGAATACCGCAGAAGGATTTCTCCTTCTGCGGTTATTTTTTTTTTTTGAAAAATCATTCTTTTTAAATAAAAACACTTTAATAACCATAAGGAGGTGTGGAAAAAGTTGGCTTTATCCAAGTCGTATTTGTCCAATTTGGGCAAATCGCTTTATTATTCAGCTAAAAACGTTGTTAAGAATGAAATGCCAGTGCTTAGTGGCACTTATGAGAAAAATAAAGAAATATTTTCTTCTGGCGTGCAATATGTAAAGAGATTCGCATCAACAAAAGGCTCCGCTAGCGCAAGCGGAGTAAATAATATGGTCTCTCAGTTTTTGAAGGATTTAGACGATATAAAAAGAAATGCCTTTGAAGACTTGAAGACCGGAAAAATAAATAACTTTGAAAGAGAATATGAAGCGTTTGAAAGACGATTAGATTTAGACGATGACTCTGGAGATCTTGATGATGTGGAATTTAGTATCCGTGAAGATGATACGTCTATAACTATTGAGCAGACTAAAATAAGGGAAGCTGGTTCTAATCTGAGAACTAAAGCTTTAATGGAAACGATTGTAGAAGCTTCTGATCGTTCTGCTAACTATATTGTTGGAAATAATAGAAAGCTGTCTTCGATGTTTATGACTCTTTCGTCTCAAATGCATACGGAGACGATAAAGACAATTACTGATACAAATAATCTTCTTACATCTATAGTAGAATTCCACAATAATCAAATTGTGGATCATATGAATAAAACTCTTACATTTTATGATAATGTATTACAGGAGTTGCGCGAGATTAAAGAAGGTCTTATTCCGAAGAAAGAGGAGCCTGGATCTACACCTACTTCTTTCGAGGATATATTGAGCAGCGGCGGGTTAGATCTTAAAGCATATGGCGAAGCTATAAAGAAGAATTTCTCAACATGGTTTGGCGGAACAAGCCTTGGCTTGGCCGCCTCTATGTCCAAAATGGCTGGAGGTGGCGAAGGCGGAATTCTTGGAATGATTAAAAATAACCCTCTTGGGTTTTTAACTGATTTTATGGTAGCTGGGCTTATGCCCAAGTCTCTTAAATTAGTTATGAAAAGTTTAGATAATTCAGTTACAGGACTATTTTCAAGCCTAATTTTAGGTCTGAATAGAATGAAGGGGGATTTTTCTAGCCCTTTCAAACAGATGTTAGGATCTATTTTTGGATTAGAAATTGATGGAAGAAGAAAAATTGATCCATCTAAATTCCATAAAGGTGTAATGCAATATAACGGAAGAGCCGATAAAGCGATAACTGAAGTAATTCCTACGCTATTATCCCATATTTTATCGGCGGTACAAGGCTCTAATAAAGTTATGATCTATAACTATTCCTCTGGTAAATTTGTAGAAACTGTGGGTCTTACTAAAGATCATCAGAAGAGAATCCGTCAGGGTGGAGTTTACGAGATGTACGATATCCGTGAAGGAATGAAGAGCAGGCTTGCCCAAATTAAAGGCGGAACTTCTGAATTTATGATCGAAGAACTCGATACGTTTCTCGATTACTTAATTACTTCTGGTAGAAACTATAACCCTTATACCACTAAATCTGCTAAAGATTTAAGCGGGCTACAATTAAAGGATGAAAGATCATATAACTTACTGCGTGCAGCATTTATGAGTATGCCCAAATCTGTTCAAAACAGAATAGCCCAGGGAATCATTAAGGGGCGCATGGGGGCAAGTAGAACTGTTGAGAATATTGAGAAAGAGCTTGCTGAATCTGGATTAGGAATAGCATATTCTGGTCTTGAGGCTCCTACTGTTAAAGCAGGTTCGGGATATTCTACTACGAATACTCTTCTCAGGGATATTAAAAATATTCTTATTGAAGGAATAAAAGTTGTTCAAATAGGGACTATGCCTTCTAGACCTTCCCTTCTTAAAAGAATTATGGGTAGAAAGATTGATTCTACTAATTACGGAGAAGGTAAAGTGTCGGTAGCTATGCAACCATCAACTCCTATCACTGGAGGTGAGGGTCCGTCCACACTCCAGGGAAAGAAGGATTTAGAAGAAAGCTTCCAACAAAGTGAAGAACAGCTTCTGAGGTCAATGGCCATCTCAGGAAGTGTTGGCTACCAACATACTGGATTCAGGAGATTTGTTGAAGAAGTTACAAAACAATCTTCTTTAAGGGATAAATTTAGAGTTATAAAACAGGGATTTTCACCTTCAAATATTTTCACAAAAGTGGCAAATAAAATAGATGAATTTGCCCATGCTCTTATTTTTGGTCGTCACGGAAAAGAGTCATCAGAGGATGGTGATGATGGCGGTGGTGACGGCCCTAGTAGAAACAGCTTCTTCGCTCGGATGACTGAAAGAATTTCTAATGCTATTGATAAATCTTTGAAGTGGGTCGATAAGAATATATTATCCCCACTCCATGAGAAGTTTTTTGGGGAAGATGGTATATTCACGAAATTTCAACAGCAATTAACCCCATTCCTTGATAGATTTAAAGATTTTGCTAAAGCTAAATATGAAAAAATGAAGGAATTCTTCCTTGGATCATTAAACAAAGAAGGATTTTACACTGGCGGTATTCTTGCCGATATTGCAAATTCGTTTAAAGATTATTCTAACCAACTTAGACACTTCTTCACCGGCTCAGGTTATGTAAAATCTACTGGTGAAGTCGTTAAGCAAAATAAAGAAACCTCTGTATTTGCTTATGTGAAGAAATATTCTAAAAATATAATGGAATCTGTTAAAACTGGATTGTTCGGCACAAAGTATGAGATTGATGAAGTAGATCCTGAAACTGGGGAAGTAAGAAAAGTCACTAAGAGAAGAGATGACGGATTACTTTCCGGAATAATGGATCAGCTTAAGAGGACTTACAAGATCTTCGATAATCTCTTCAAATCTAAGAAAAATGAATCTGATGAGGATGTAGAAAGAAGTATAGATCAATGGAAGAGAGAGCTTAAAGGATTTTTACCCAAAGGCTTGGCTGGCGGTGCCTTGGGTGCAATATCTAGTGCTGTTTTACCTGGCGGTCCTATGATGTGGGCTATGATAGGTTCCACTATCGCATTCGCTGGACATTCAAAGAAATTTAGAGAGTTTCTCTTTGGTAACGATGAAGAGGGTAGACCTGGAATTATTCCTCCTCACTATAAAAAGATTTTAAATGAAGTTAAGCAAACGTTACCTTCTATACTGGGTGGCGGAATACTTGGTTTAGGAGCAAGTCTCCTTCTCCCTGGAGGTCCATTACTCGGCCTTACATTGGGCTCAGCTATAGGATTTGCTTCTCAATCCAAAACTATGCAAGAATGGCTTTTTGGTAAAACTGATGAAAAAGGAAATATTATAACTAAAGGAGTTCTTGGTCCTGACTTCAAGGACAAGATGAAAGAATATCTTCCTTCTATGGGAGCTGGCGGTATTCTAGGTATGGGGGCAAGCTTCTTCTTACCTGGAGGTCCGTTAATTGGTTTGACAATTGGATCGGCTTTAGGCTTTGCTGCTAAATCTAAAAAGGTTCAGGATATGCTGTTTGGTCAGACTGATAAAGATGGCAATATAATCACTAAAGGTCTGATTACTCCTGAAATGCGCAATAAAATTAAAGAAAATCTTCCTAGAGGTATTGCTGGTGGTATATTTGGAGCACTATCTGGTCTTGTGACCGGAGGGTTATTACCAGGCGGACCTCTTGTAGGCGCAATGGTTGGTGCTTCCATGTCTATACTGTCCACATCTGAGAAATTTAAAGAATTTATGTTTGGTAAAGTGGACCCCGAGTCTGGTAGAAGAGTCGGTGGGTTGCTTGGAAGTGTAAGAGATTTTGTTCGTGATGAATTTCTGATCCCGTTTAAAGGATGGTTAAGAAATAAAGGTAAAGTTATTGGTGAATGGTTTGATAGTGCTATTAAAGCCCCGTTGTTCCATGCAATGCAACCTCTTAGGGCGGCATTTGGTATTCTTGGAAAGAATATCAAAGACGCATGGGCTGATATGAAGAAATCTTTCGTAAATGCTTTTCATGAAGTATTCACGAAAAATGTTGGAATTCCTCTTAAGAATTTTATTAAAGAAAATATAACTGATCCCTTGAAGAAGACCCTCGATAGATTCTTCAATTTCCTAGGAAAAGGATTATCAATGATTCTTACGGCACCTATCAAGGGATTAACTCTGTTTGCAAATTCTATTATTGACTCTGAAGCTGAAAAAACTGGAATGAGTAGGGATGAAATTCTCGAAAAATATGGTTCCAGTAGAGAAGATAAAGATGAGTCTTTAAGTAAACAGGGATCTTCTATTATAGAGCAAACCAAAGATGCAATTTCTAAAGCTAATGTTGCGGGTTTACTTCCCGCTCCTAGGGAAGAATCTAAAGGGTCCTTCATGGATCGTTTGAATAAGAATATTAAAGAAGGTAAATATGGTGACGAACTTAAGAAATATGGATTTCTACAATTCTTTGCAGCAGGAAGTCCTGCCGCATCTGCTGGTAACGGCAGATTAAAACTCGATTTAGGTGGCGGAATCGGGAAATCTAAAGATGATGGATCGATACTTAGTAAAATATTTGGAGTATTAGTATCTTTTGGAAAGAAACTTAAAAATATTGATGAGTCTACTCAAAGTATAAATCATCAATTACTTGATGGTATCACTGTAAAAGAAAGACTTAATGCACAAGGGAAGTCCAAAGCTCTTGAGCTTGTGGGAAGTTTTGACTATGATAAATTTACAGCTCATAATTCTACTCTTCTCCAATATGTAAGAGATATCAGAAATGAAGTTCACGGTCAACTTGATGGTCTGGGTTATAATGTTGAGACTATTACTAATATAATGCTTGATGCCTTTGGGGCTCCTTCTGAAGAGGCTAAGGGTCTCAAGGGAGAAAGAGGTAATCGTAAACGTAGAGGAATATTTGGACGTATAATGGACATTATCAGAAGCCCATTTACGTTTATGAAAAACCTTACCAAGACCCTGATTCTTAAACCAATCCGGCGTCTTTGGAATTTCACAACTAAAGCATTTATGAAAATTCCTAGAATGATTGGAAGAGCTGTAACCTGGTTTGGAAAATCGTTATATAGAATTGTAAAACTCCCATTCAGAGCAATGGGAGGAATTGTTAAGGGCATAGCAAACTTCTTTAGATCTAATTTCTTTAAATCGTTAGTGAATTTTTCTAAAGTTCTGTTAGATGGGGTAGTTGTAAAACCCCTTAAAGCATTATTTAAGGTGACTGGAGATGTGGCCAAAGGGATGTGGCAAATAGCCAAGGGAATCGGTGGCTTGGCTAAAGATGCAGCCCTTGGCATGATCAACTTAACAAGAAAAGCAATTCCTGCTGTCACTAAAGGGTTATGGAACCTTGCTAAAGGCATAGGGAATCTCACGGTAAAAGTTGGTAAAGCCGTAATGGGTATGGCCAAATTCGCTGCTGGTCTTATTGGTAGAGGAGTTAGGGCTGTTGGCAGATTATTTGGAATCGGACGAATGAGTCAAATTCAAGGGAGCCTCACTGGACTCTCAGGTAAACCTGTGTATGTAGTTGGTGGCACCTTGGATAAAGTAGAGGATGTTGGAAAAGTTGATATCCTTAATAAAATTGAGGAATGTATAAAAACACTTCCGTGTGGTGGCGGAGATGAAACTAATACTATTACAGCTAAAAGAAGATTAGGTTTAGATTTACAGACATTTGCGTCATCTAAAACAGCTCAAGCCACAGGTGATGGTAGAACAACCGGCACTTCTCAGGGGCGTCCAGGAGACGCATCTGCTACACAGACAGGCACAAGAAAAGCCAGTAACATATTCTCTAGAGCTGGTTCATTTATAGCTCGTATGAGCAGAAGTAAATGGATCAGTCCGATACCTCGTATTATGGCTATTGAAAGTCTGACTAAGAGGGTAAGGACTGAGCAAGATTATCGTAATGCATCTTTAGGTCTTTTAAATGAACTTGTAGTTTCCAATATTCAATTATTGGATGTAACTAATAAAGCCACTACTGATGAGAAAGGTAAAAGTATATTTGATACACTTAGAAACATAAGTAGCGCTATTAAGAATATGTGGCCTCTTCTTGGTGCATTTCTTGCACCGTTCCTAAGGGATATTTATAATATAATGAAAAGACTTACCACAGGACTTGGAAGATGGTTCGGTGGAGGTCCGAGTGTAGATACACCTTCTAGTGGAAAAAGAGGAGGCGGTGGGGCTACTACAAAGGGCGGAGGTTCAGTCCGTCCTCCGGCTGGCGGTGGCACCATATTGTTACCTCCTGGTGGTGGCACACAAGGTAGAGGAAGAGGTGGCAGAGGAGGAACCCTCTCTTTACCTGGACCTACAGACGGTAGAGGACCTGGGCGAGGCCAATCTATTGAAATGGTTCGGGGCAGAGATGGGACGTATAGAGCTAAACCAACTCTTGGTTCTAGATTAGCCAATTTAGCTAGAGGTGCCAAAAGAGTACCCGTAATTGGATCTCTTCTTGGATTAGGACTTGTTGGCTATGATGCATATAATGTATATTCTGCTGAAACTGAAGAGGAAAAAGATGAAGCTAAAAAGGGTCTATTCGGAACCCTTGGTGGAATTGCTGGAGGATTTGCAGCTGGTGCCGCTCTTGGTGCAGCTGGTGGTACGATAGTACCTGGTATTGGAAATATTGTTGGTGCGACTATTGGTGGTATTGGTGGAGCCATAATAGGTGAAGCGGGCGTAAGACGTCTTTATGAGAAGAAAGATGAAATTGCCGAATGGGCTAAAGATAAATATAATAAAGCTAAAAACTTCACGATTGAAGCAGCAACTAAGTTCTGGAATAGCGCACCTGTTGAAACAGTAAGAAACCTTTCTACTGGGTTTATCACAATGATCTCTGAGATAACTTCTGGTGTAATAGATGGTGGTGCCGAGATACTGAAATCTCTTGGTGCCCTTGTGGGAAGATTGTGGAATAACTTTAAAAGAACTCTTAACGAAAAATGGAATGAGTGGGTTGTTGAACCATTCCAAAGAGGAATGGAATGGATAAAGGAATCTTGGGGTAAATTTAAAGATTGGACTGCTGAAAAATGGAATAGTTGGGTCGTCGACCCGCTTAACAATTTTGGAAACTTTGTTTCTGAGAAATGGACCAATGTCAAAAATTGGTTTGGGGAAGTATGGGAAGAATACGTACCTGAACCTATAAAGAATTTCTTCGGTACGCTTAAAACTAAATTTACTGAAATAGGAAATTGGGTTGGCGATAAGTGGCAATCATGGATCGTCAATCCTTTAAATAGAGCGGTTGGTGCAGTTAGAGAAGGATTTAAAGCTGTTGGTGATTGGGTTGGAAACAAGTGGGACGACTGGGTAGTCGAACCTCTTCAGAATTTTGGTACTGGTATAAAGAATCTTTGGAATAAAGCTACTGATTGGGCATCAGATATATGGAACTCGATCTTTGGTGATCGAGGTAAAACCGCAAAAGAGAAAATGTCCAAAGCTGGTAAGGAAACTGGTGAAAGTGCAAGAAATGTTGGTAGAAAAGTTGCAAGATGGTTAGATTCTATAGCGGTGCCCGATGAAAAGGGTGGCGGCGATCCAGTATATGATGATTTATCATATGCTATAAGGGGTGCTATACCCGGAACCGACGCCACTGCATCGGATTTAATTATGATAAATTCTATTGCTGAAAGATTTGGAATAAACCCACACTTATGGCTGGCATTAGCTGAAACCGAAAGTAATCTTTACTCTAAGGCTGTTAACCCTGTCTCAAGCGCAAGAGGATGGGGTCAGCTCTTAGAGGATACGGCTAGAGGAATATATGAAAATACTTTGAAACTTGGTAAGTATAACCATAATATGGCGTTCGATAAAAACATTAACGCCACAATGTCTATGGCTTATCTCCGACAAATGTTTGATATGTTTGGAGGAGACGCAACTAAAGCGATTATTGCATATAATGTAGGTCCTGGAAATGTTAAGAAGGGCATAGGATTATATGATACTGGTGGTTATGGAAGAGGACATGGCAGAGAATATCTTGAAAGAGTTGTAAGAAATCTTAAAGAAAATACTGGTCTGGATCTTAAAGATGTGGTAGATACGTCTAAAATGACTCCTATAGACCTTGCCGCCGCTGCTAGCATCACAGGGCTTGCTGGAATGGATGCAGCAACTAGCGGCTCAGTCAAGGAATACACTATGGCATCTACACTTGGTGCTTTAGGAACTTTCCTTGCTGGCGATAAAGTAAAAGAGATGTTCGGATTTGATCCTTCTGAGCTGACATCTGTTCTCGATGCAGAACTTATGAAACAAACTGACCCGTTCTATGCCGCTATAGTCGATACCAGCTCAACTGGAGTGGGAGCTACTTTCAATGCTGCTAATAAGACTTATTCAAGTTCTGATATTAATGCAGTTAAAGCGAGAAACTCACAGCTTTACCCCCTGGTGCGCGGAGATAATGATGTTCATGAATTTCTTGCTGAAAGACTCAATAATATATCTAGAGCATATGGTAAATCTATTACAATTAATTCTGGTTATCGTTCAGACGAAGAACAGATCAAGCTAATTAATGAGTGGAGAGCTAAAAACCCTGGCAAATCTGAAGCTGAGCGTAGAAAATGGGTTGCTGACCCCGGTAGAAGTAATCACGCTGTAGGTATAGCTGCTGATATAAGTGGTTGGATTCAAAATCTGTCTGAGGCTGAACTTGCGAAATTCGGGCTGTATCGTCCGATGAGCTGGGAGCCATGGCATTTTGAGCCTATTGAAACTAAGCTATATGGTAGATCTAGAAGTGAATTGATGCCTTTATTCGGCACACCTATGGAACCTAATCCTAATCTTGCTAGATACATTTCTTCTGAGTTTAAAGGAACTATAGGTGGTGTAACTTATACTTCCGGCTTTACTCCACCAATAATGGGTCAGACTGGTGGCGGAGATCCTATCTACGACAATAATTTTGGTCCTCCTGACATTTCTGAATATACTCAGAGGGTTAGCGAGGCTGTCACTTCAAGTAGTGGGAATGCTAATAATAATTTCGATAAGATTATACAACTTCTTACCGTAATAGCAAGCTCTTTGGAAAACCTTGTTGGTATATCTGATGAAGCTAAGGAAATTCTTAAGAATTATTTTGAGAGTATAGAACAGGCCTATAATCAAAGAGGGACCACATCTACTTCTAGGCCCATTGTTTCTAATACAAATACACCTCCTATTAATCCATTGAGCTCAGGGTCAGGAGCTAATAGGAAACGTAATGATAAAAGTGGTATCATAGCCCAGATTGCTAAAGGAACTGTGTTATAAAAATGAAGGAGGATGGAAATTCTCCATCCTCCTTTTTATTTAAAACCTTTAAATAATAGAATATTTTTTAGAAAAGAAGGTGATAAAAAATGGCTGAATATAAAGTATTGGTCGATGCCTTAAATGTTCGTTCAGGGCCAAGTCTAAGCGCAAGTAAAACAGGTAGAGTATTAACCAAAAATCAGGTTGTTAATGTTACAAATACTCAAAAAGATGCTGATGGTAGATTGTGGGGTCAACATAGCTCTGGGTGGTCCACAATACAATCATCATCCAATACTTATATGCAGAAAGTTTCTTCTGATACACCTCCTAATAAACCTGCCCCGGCACCTACTAAGGAAGATACAGCAACACAGGCTCCTGATGATGGACTCGATTTTAGTGAGGATTTGGAGCAAATAAGAAGTTTATATCAAAATTATTCTGAGATGGCAGAATTTAAATTGACCTCTCTCAGATCAATATATGGTTTACCTTCACAGTTTTTATGGACTGCCGATATGAGGCCTAGTGGGTCGAGTTTTGGCAGGATGTACACTGAAAATGTTTTGATGGATATGCCTGTATGTTATATTATACCTGGTGGCCCGAGATTTCTTTCGGGTAAAGGTGTAGATAAAAAGACTAGGGATAGCTTAGTAAATTTATTAGAGTCCATGGTTGAACAATCTTCTGAAGCTGTTTCTGATATGATTCAAAAAATATTAGATGGAAAAATTGCAAGATATTATACTTTTCAGACCCAATATAATGAATGGATTAAAATTGTAAATGCATTAAATAGAACATCCGCCATTTACTTGGGAATAAAAGATAAAAGACTACGTCCAGGTTCTAGCACATATGAATTCTTCAATTGGTCCTCTGAGCGTGTTGAATCAGATGGCGGTAAAGGCGTTTTAAATTTTGCTAAAAATCATGGAGTACTATCACTATATTTCAATAAACAATCATCTGGTATGTCTGAAACGGGCTCTAACTCTACAACAAAATCTATGTTAGATGGCATCTTAAATAAAGCATCTTCACAAGCAAGAGAAGCCGCATTTATAATGGGCGTAGGTGCAGGTAGACAGTTGGATGCCATGAACCCTGCAAATTATGAGACGCAGGTTATGAATACTACTGAAATGATGATCAAAAATTTTCAAGACGGCGACAACCCTAATATCGGGATGTTTAAGGGTATAATGAATAACTTGAATGTGGGGTTTAGAACTGTTATAACTGGAGCGAATATGCTTCTTCCGGAAATTTGGACTGACTCGGCTTTTAATAGAACGTTTACGATTGATATCCACTTACATTCTCCATATGGAGATCCTGAGGCGTTCTACTTAAATGTGATGGTCCCTCTTAATATGATTATTGCTCTTGCCTTTCCAAGACAATTTGGACCAAATGGTTATTACTCGCCATTTTTGATACAGGCAAACGCTAAAGGTGTATTTAACTGCGATTTGGGTTTAGTCGACTATGTTTCAATATCGAGATTTGGTTCTGGTGATTCTATGTCCAGAAATGGACTTCCTCTCGAAGTTCAAGTATCCTTAACCATAAGAAGTTTATATAATTCATTGACAGTGGGAAATGCTAATAACTACGGCATGTTTGTTAATAATATCGGCTTACTGGATTTTCTGGCTAATATGGCCGCAATTAACCTCAATGAGCCTGATATTTCCCGTAAACTTAGCTTATTCCTTGCAAGTAAGATTAATAAATTTGCAGATATTCCTGCTAACGTTATCGGGGCTATTCAAGATAGATTCACTCAGGCTGTACGCAATACGTTTAAATATTAATTTTGCTCAAAACACTTCCATATACAGCAACAATGCTGTATATGGGACTTTTTTCACTTATCTCGAAAAAATATATATTATTGATGTGATATTAATAACCTGAGAGGAGTGTGAATTTTGATTCTGGAACTGTTCACAGATGGATCATCAGTTTTAAATGATAAATTTAAAGCAAGCGCTTCGGCGTATGCTATTTACCTAAAGGATACATTGATAAAAGATGGGACTGAATTTTTTAATAACGGAACTAATAACCTTGCTGAATCGTCTGCAATATTACTTGGTATGAATAAAATTAATAAAATGATAAAGAAAGTTGATAAGAAATATATAAGTATTCCGGTCCACGTTGCAGTATACTCAGATTCACTGATAACTGTTGAATCGTGTAGGGATTGGATTTATAAATGGATAAAACGTTCGCGGAATGGGATATTGAAAAACTCAAATGGTGAACAGGTTGCAAATCAAGATGTTTTTAAGAAGATCTATAAAAATTATCTTATAAATGATATGTACGATCTCAGATTTTATCATATTAATTCCCATGCAATTGACCACCATATATACTCTAATTATATAGAGGAAATCTGCTGCTATTTTGAAAATCGGCATAAGAAAAAGAAACTTAAACTTGATATACCTAAAGAGTTATTTACTAATGAGAAATTTAGAAAGGCCAGGGACAAGTTTGCTAAAGTAAATAAAATGAAAATTTCTAATGAGGAACTATTAAGGCTTTTGGTATATAATAAATATGTGGATGGACTTGCAAGCAAATGCCTGAGCCAGGGATTGTCCCAATTAGAAGCGATATGAGGGGAGTGCGGGCATATGTCTAAAAAGAATAAAAAATTTAAAAAATCTTTGAAGAAAAATATTAAGAAGCTGGAAAAGGAACTTTACGAGAATAATAAATATGTGTCCAGAGAAGAATTTATTGTATCTAAATTCTCTAAACCTGTAAAAAGATACTATAATTCTTTAACTGAAGAAAGAAAGAAGGCATTTGTTCAATACATCATAAAACAGGAAGACTATGAAAGAGAACAGTCTCTTGAAAAATATGCAACTGTAAGAGATGACTCAGATTATCATGAATATAAAATGAAACCTGCTAAGAATCTTGCAGGTGTTCTTAAAGAGCTTGAGAAGAAAAAGAAATATGAGAAAAAGCGTGCTAAAAAATTGAAGAATATTCTCAAAGGTTCTAAGGGACTTCTTTATTTATTAAACCCTGAAGCTTATGATCAAACACTCTTAAGTAAAAAGGATTATAGAAAATATCTAAAGAAATTGGTGGAAGAGGAGAAAAAAGACCATCCTGTGGAACTTGATTGTACTCTTAAGAATTTTCATAAAGAATTAATGAAGAATGAATCTGTTAATGAAGCAGTTATGGATGCTTTCTGGGGCAAAGAAGGATTCTTCAATATGTATGGCTATTAAATATTAGTAAAATTCCAACTGTTATTGAAATATATATTATTGTAATGTAAAGAACGACGAATTTGGAAAGAGAAAGGAAGAATACTATGGGAAAAATTCTGAATGACGTTTTCCCCGATGAAGTCTTTGAGAAAATTCTCAAATGGGCCGACTCGTCCATGAATTATCCAGAGAAGGCGGATAAGATTGATAAGCTCATGAAGAAAAATGGATTGAAGCCGCTTGATTCGGGAACTAACCGGGTATGTTATACGCATAAAGACTATCCGAAGGTGGTTTTCAAGGTCGGTTTTGATCCTCAGGGAATTCTCGACAATTTGAATGAATTCCACAAGTCGAGTTTGAGCGAGGATTTCGCAACCTCGTATGAGCTCGATGAAGAGGGCCTTATCCTGGTTCAGGAAAAGTGTCCGACTATTGATTTCGACTATTTTCAGAAAAAAGAGACCAAAAAGAAGATCCGTCGGATGCTCGAAAGACTGGATGAAGAAGGTTTCATTCTTATCGACCTTGGTCTCGATAAGCATAAAAACTACGGAGTCGATAGAAAAGGAAGGATTAGAATTATCGACTTCGGTTATGTAGAACTGAAGTCATTGGGCAATTTCTCTTGTCCTCATGTTCGGTATAAGGGAGATGGGGAGAAGAAGAAATATTGTAAAGGTAAACTTCGCTATAATAACGATTTTACTATGCTGGAATGTGATAAATGTGAAAATGTCTTTCGGATTGATGTTGTCCTTGAAGGATATACTGAAACTAAATACAAAGACAATGTCAAGATTCCGAAGTATAAACCATCCAAAGAATTGGATGAGTTTTATAAGAATTTTAATAAGCATAGAGATAGAGCCACACTCAAACAGTTCGTGGCTATATCCAATAGAACTAATATGAAAGGAGAAGAGGAGAATTTGAACAAATCTGTTCTGCAGAAGCTTAAACGGCTCTCTGGTGGCGTATCATCCGAGGAAAAACTCTATGTTCCTGAGGATCAGGAAATAGAAAAATCCGTCCCGGAAGAAACTCCACCGGTTCGTAACCGTCCCAAAAGACCTATCTCCACCTATTATTCTACATCTAGGGGGATAGATGTCTTGAAGAAGGATGAGAGTCTTGAAAGAGAACGAAAACTCATGGAGTTAACAGATGCTTTCAATCTCATTAATTCTGACAATTCTGAAGAATCTGATAAAATTGTAAGGGATTTGTTCTTTGCAAGGTTTCCTCATGTTGTTGATGCTCTGAAGGATGTCAAACAGAAAATTAGCCCTGAGGAGTTGGGCGATGACGAGGAAATCAGAGATATGGTTTCTATCTGTACTGAAAACAATATTCAAATCTACAGATCTGGGACTAATGACAATGAAGTTCACATTGCTCTTCAGTTTGAAGAGGTTAAGAAAGATCCATGGATTGTAATGTCGATGGGTGAAACTATTGTTCATATCAATCTGAAAGAGCATATGAAGAATATTCTGGAAGTCGATCATGACGAAGAGACTGAGCTGATCGTTACCTGCATGAATACTACCCCTCTCAATGACTTCAACGGAGACTACGAGAAGGAGTATTTTGGCAGCGACGAAGACGACGATGAGTAATGTGTCGCAAACAATAATACTCCAGGGTATATTTAAATATACCCTGGAAACATATCAGTAACTTAAATCAAAATAATAAAAGGAGTGTTTTAAATGTTGTTCCTCAGCCAATCTCGTTTTGAACAACTTTTGGAGAAGGGTGGCAAAAAGGCTCTCGCAAATGCCTATGTCATTTCCCTTTCCCATGAGAACATGCAAATCGGCGACGATGAAATCGGCGACAACAATTTCCGATCCCTGATTCCCTCTAAAGATGACATGGAGGCGGTTATCAACGGGGATATGGATAAGCAGACTTTCCTTCGCAACTACAAAGATTCCCTGAAATCTTATCAAAACCGTTTCTTGACGTATACTATTGCTCGTTCTTTCAATGAGCGTCGTTATCTTCCGATTTTCGTATGCTCTGATACCGAGTATGAACTCGGCTTCATGAAAGTTCTGAAGAAGTTCTTGGAGAAGTCCTATGGAATGCGGACGATTAAGCTGAAACAATATCTGAAGGCTATCAAAATCGTCTCCAAGGATACCAAGAAGTCCAAGAAACGGAAAAAAGCATTCATCAAAGGAATGCGGGATTTCGTGAAAGATACCTGCCAAATCGATATCAAAGGCTTGGAGAAGCTGGAACTTGCTGACCGGAAGTTTGCAATCGACAGGATTGCTCTTCTGATCAATCAATCCGAAGACCCGATGAATGAAATCAGCAAGAAAGCTGTTCTCCAATCCATCGATTCATTTGCCCAAACAAAGAAGGGCAAGAAGCTCATTAAGCGCCATGTAAAGACTCTTGGTATTTCGAAGAAGTCGGAGCGTTGGAGCAAGAAGGATGCGTTCAATCTCGTTTTGTCAATCTATAACGACATCCATGATCTTGACGACGAATCCGATAACTAAATAACGCTACATCGGCGCTCTCATTAGAGAGAAGGGTTATCCCTTCTCTCTTTATTTTTTTAAGCAAAAAAAGAAAATATGTGGGTGATGTGTAATTGAGAGTGCGTCTGATAGATAAAGATAAAGATATTGGTTATACTCTATATAAAAGAGATCTTTGGACTCAAGATATTGATTATATTATTAATGCTAATATTTATGAGTATGATATGAAGAATGCTGGATTAAATCTGATAAAGTATTATGAATTATTGGATAGCCAAACTATAGAGTATTTAGAGGCAATGCCTAAACATGCTAGAACCATTCAAATAGGTCAAATGATGAGAGATAATAAAACTCTCAATAGAGATTTATCTGAATCATTTTCTAAAATGAGAAAAAAATTCTTTGTGGCTAATAATATAAAGGAGCACCAGATATTATCTATAAAGAAAGATGCCATATTTTTAGTCAATAAAACATGCGAAGAGACTAAATTTAAGAATGTTGAATTTGTTTTGAAGAATAGATACACCTCATTCCATAGATTTTCAAATATTGAATTCTATTATAGAAATAGAGGTAAAGTTTTGGATGTTAAAGGAATACGGGAAGAGAAATTAGAATCTCATAAGGACTATATGTGTAAATTCTTGAAGGATATATTTAATCTTTTAGAAACATCATCGAATGATAGAATAATATCTAAGTTAAAACAATTTTCTAAATTCTATAAATCGAGAAGTTTAGAATTTCAATATTATAGAGAATTAAACCCTGATTCGTATTATACTCTAATGACGGATGATGGAAAGTCATTTAAATCGGAGAATTATTTAACTGGATTTGATATTGATATCTCATATAACTATATTGTATATATACTCCCATTAATACAAAGATTTTTCACATTGAGAGTCTAAGCCCTTGGTGTAGATCGACGAAAATATAATTATATATTATTATATTGAGCGCAAACAATAAATTAGTGTTTGTGCATCTAAAATAATTCTAAAGGAGTGTTCACTATGAAGAAAATCACTAAAACTCAGGCCGCTTCGAAAAAGCCCATGGTGGTGAAGATTGAATCCAGCGGAGACAAGAAGAAGAAGTATGAGCGGAAGGATTTCCGCAACCAACTGCGGGAATTCAAGAAGAAGATGCAGAAGCCTGCTGCTAATCAAACGACTAAAGTTGAAATCAAAACGGACTCTTTCGAATACACGAAGGCTAGTCCGCTGAAGGTTGACGGATGGCTTATCTGGCGCGGCGTGAACGACAACTTGGTTGTCATGCCGGAAAATCGTCGTCAGAACGAACGGTACTATCAGTTCGAATTCGCTGACGGCTTTGTGTTCTTGGTGAACAAACCTAAAGCGCGCTATGCGTATTTCCATACAGTCAAATTCCAGGAGTTCCTGGAGCGGTATGGCATTCATCGGGTTCAATACAAGGACCCGAATGGTGAATACCAAGGTCGGAACGACGTTTATCAAAATACAGTCTCGATTTTCCGGTTTGCCACGGACGGCGAGTGGGTCGAGTCTGAATCCTCTCAATTGAGGATGGGTCAAGATCCAGTTGTTGCTATGAACAAGGCAACAACGTTCATCAATGTCAGTGACGCATCTTTCGTGGTATTCGAGCAAATTGCGTATCGTCGCGACGATGCCGATATTGAACCGTTCATTTTGCGGCAAGTTGTGACTGATTATGACATTTTCTCGATCGAGCCGGAAATCGCCGAGGCCTGCAAATATCTCGATCAAGCCGGTTCGGTCGAAGAAGAGACTGCGGCGACAATGGAAAAGACCGAGGAAGTTTCTGCTTCTGAGTGATTTTACCATATTTTGGGGAGAGCGGATTTTTTATGTTCTGCTCTCTCCTTTATTCTTTTAATATAAAAAGTTAACTAATTAAAAAATACTATCTAATTAACTATTAGATATATATAATTTATTTTATTTATGGACCCGTAGCTCAGATGGTCAGAGCTGCCGGCTCATAACCGGTTGGTCGGGGGTTCGAGTCCCTCCGGGTCCACTATCATGGATTGGTTACGTGCCGGGGTGGCGGAACTGGCAGACGCACAGGACTTAAAATCCTGTGGGTGGTGACACCCGTACGGGTTCGATTCCCGTCCTCGGTACCAAATCAAATAATTAGAGTGATGGTAAATAACCATCACTCTTTATTTTTTTAATATTTTTAAGGAGGATATGTATGTATCTGGACTATCTGATTGGCGAACATGATCTTGCAATTGACATTTATAAAAAGAATCCAGAGTATGCTTTCATTGAATTATATGAGCATACTGTTGGAGCAAATACAATTTTTGGAATGACTTACAAAAAGAATAAAAAAAACCCTGTTGGTGTAATTATTTCTTTTGATTGTTGGCAGTGTTCTAACGAACGGGGGAATTTGAAATGTTTGTATGAGGACCTGGCAGAATATATGTATATATACAAAGACATTGATGTAGGTATTATTCTGGTAGGTCCTGATGAGGAAGAAATTAAAAAAGCTGTAAATCAAATTCAAATGAATTTAAGAAGTAAGGAAGAGTCTGCATAAGACTCTTCCTTATTTTTTTTTTATATAATTTTAGTATTTACCTCTTCTTCTTTATTTAATTTATAATCTTCGCTAGATCTTTTCTTTACAACATTTTCTACAAATTTAACAAATACTTGTCTTGTTTTTTCGCGTATATACATTACTAAACGTTCTTCGCCATAAAAACTCATCATATAATTCTTATAAAATATAGGCATTTGTGAAATTATATTTGTACATACTATATTAATACCATTTTGTACAAATTCTACTGATAAATTTAATTCCTCTTCTTGTTTAAGTTCAGAACCAAGAATTTCCTCAATATATTTAGTTATATTTAAACCAATGCTACCATTTAGCCAGATTTCGAAATTTTCTAATATTTTTGGGTTAAAGATAAATTTTTTATTTTTCTTTTTAATTATACTTATATATCTATTTACTGTAATTAATAGAAATATAAAAAGTATTACTGATATTGTAAATATAGTATCAGGATTTGCTCTTAACATAATATCCCTCCATTTTATATTCATTCTATGGTTTATTTTATAAATAAATAAGGTGTATAGTAATACTATACACCTTATTTATATTAACCAAATAAATCATCAACGGTTATTTCATACATATGGACTTTCTTAACATGGAATGCTTTTAATCGTTTATTCATAAGCGTAGATCCAATTTTAGTTGAAGCAAGCCCTATCATCTTTATATTCATTTTATAAGGGTGTAAGCCGAGACATTTACTACATAATTTAGGCGGATCAAATTTACAATACATAGGACTACGAAGTTTAACCCGTCGTCCTAAATATTTATCAATATTTTCAGGTAAAAGCATAATAAGTTTTTCATTATCACTGACCATATTCATATATAAGAATTCATTTTTGAAATAAGGGTCTAAATAGATATCTAAATAATCTTTGGTACCACAGTCTGTTCCATCATCAGCGGCTTCAATATCTTGAAGAGTTGCAACAAATTTTTTAACCGCATATCCACCTTGTGCAACACCAAGTGCCCGAGAATAAACCCCAAAAACTGAGCTTCCTGCAAATGCAGGGTATTCTTCCTTACTAATACCCTCATTGTAGTTAGATTTTAAGATTTTCCATGTATCTGTGAGGGTATCAAGGATGGGACCCTTCATCAAAGTCATTGTTTTCATTGCATTATCATAATCCAACTTTGCTCCACTAGCAAAGTTATCCCATTCAGGAAACTGTGAAAAATATTTCTTACCGAATTTAATAAGCTCCTCTTCTATCTTAGCTCCAACGTTTACATCCCCGGCTTCAATTTCCTTTTCATATTTTTTGAAAAGATCTTCTCGAAGCTTCTTCAGTTCAGGGGGTAAGATTAGAAGATTGGTTGTGAGGGATGGATTTAATAATTCCGCCAAATCTCCTCCTCCCAACCATTCGAGAATATCTATCAAGAAATAAAAATCATCTTGACTGATTTTATCATCAAACCTTGCTTGTGATACAAGGTTATATAACTTTTTCAGGTTACTATTAGTAATAGGCACATTTATATAGCCAGTAACGTCCTTAAAATGCCTATCTGTCACCAATTTATTAAAGAAATAGAGGCCTAAGGTAGTATACCCTGGAAGATTATTCGAGCATGTGTTTTCAGGTAAAAAGAAATAATCAGTTATCTTGAATCTCGGCTCAGGCTGTTTTATCGTTCTAGCAAAATAAGATTTAAGTTTAGTCATAGTAATATCTTCAAATTTTAGTGAGAGTATCTCATCGACTTCTTCTTCATTCAAAAGTCTCAATTTATTCACCTCGTAACGGAATTTAATTTATAATAGGTTTCTAAAATAGAAAATACCAGATGGGTTTCCCCATCTGGTATTAATTAAATACTGTAGAGTTTGTAAATAAGAGTATAACTGGATTCTGTATCCCTTAAAAAGAGATTCGGGAAATTAACTTTTGTGACGGTTCGCACTCCTGCAAACTCGTTATTTTCATGTAAGAATCCAGCTACAAGACCAATAGAGTTAAACCGACAATTGTCAATAGAACCATATTCTTGCATGAAGTATTCTCTAAGGTCTTCCTTACTCACTTTAAGAACAGCCTCACCAAAGACCAGAAGTCCAAGAGTTGTCTCGGTCTGGTCAATATTTGAAGGAATTTCAGTTCCGTCTGTGAACAAGTGTCTGATTACCACATCAGTATCAAAACGTTTTGCGTAATAGTAGTATTTATCTCCAACTTGTTTTTTCAGAGCATATTTTGCTTGCTCAAGAGGAGATAGATCATCAGAAACATCTACTACACGGAAAGGAATAATATCGGCAACTGTTCTATCTTTAAACCTCACGGCACGGACCAAGTCCGATGATTCAGATCCACCTTTACCTACGATAAATCCGAATACAAATTCATCTTTAAGGTTAGATTGAGTTGGTTGAACATCTGCATTGATTCCAAGGTCAACAGAGAGTGTTGTCATTCCAAATGTGGACCTTCTGTTAAAGAATTTTTCAAGAATATAGGTAGAGCCAAGAATAATTACATCATTATATCTGAAAATTCTTTTTCCAGTTATATCATTAACAATCTCCAGTTGTCCAATAATTTTTTTAGGTTCTTTAGTGTTGAAACCCGGAATCAATAACTTTCCGTCTTCCGTATAAAGTTCATCGACAACCTTCATCTTGTCAGAACTTTGAATATTCATGGTATTATCATTTCCTTTCATTCAGGTATTATTATCAATTCATCCCTTAATTTAATGTCGGACCGTATATTATCTTCATAATGAAGACCAACAGTGTCAACCATCGGTATATTATTTATTGGATGGATAGTGCCATCAAAGTTAACAGTGTCAATTGTTTTTATGAAGTTATTTTTATCATCAACAGAATAGGTTATAGTAAGTGATAGAATATTGATAGTAAATGCTTTAAATGTATTTATGACTTTAAGCATATAACGCTTCAAGGAGTTTTCTCCAGACAATGTAGGAATCTTAAGGAATAGAAACGTAAATCTATCTGTTCTAAAGTAATCCTCTAAGCTATTAAGAATCTTAAACGCGACAGAATCCACCTCGTCAATTGGTAGATTCTCAATATATTCAGCGATTGTTGGATTATAATCTGCCAAATAATCTAAAAAGGTTTCTGCAATTTCTCCATTTTGTTTCCTAAATATATTAGATAACAGTTTTGATTTTGTTAGATAGTCTATTAACTCTTTTACTACCAAATATTCATTGAGGTCTTTAGTCTTCTGACGAAGTTCCAGCAATTTAATGTATATTTCTCTATTATCAAAATATAGTGAAACAAGAGCCGCAGGATTCTGAAGTTCAGCTACCGGTTTCTTTATAAGATAGTCAGAGGCTTCTCCTTTGTAGTTATATTTATCCATGATATTTTGAATTTCAGTCAGGGACCGTTCAAAGTTAAATTTATATAAATATGCCAGATTATCTGGATCTGTTATTATATCTCCCATAAGTCCTGTTTTCTTACTTATGAGGGCAGCCAACATAGTTAAAGAATAAAATACGTCTATTGTAAATCCAAATATAGGCTCTATAAATGTGAAATTCTTTATATAATCTTTCATTGCGAATGTGGTGGAGAAAACATAGGACATTTCTGTAACAATATCTGCAAGAAAATATGCAGTTCCAATGGTTACATAGTCAGTGTCAATGTAGTTAAAATCTTCTCTGAGCAATTTTTTCTTTATTTCTTCATCAGATTCATATCCGCCCCAGTAAATATCAGATACTACCACGTCAGTATAAGCCAATTTGTTCTCCGGTTTGCGGATTTCTGCATCAATATTGTCAGTAGTTACATCAACCGCAGAGAAACTTACATCGTACATTTCATCATAGAGAGGATTACCATCTTCATCATATTTGAATATATAGTTACCGCTAGGGTCTTTACGATGTTCTTTTACCAAATAATATTTCTTAACAGAAACGTTTTCAAATCCAAATATATTAAAGATTTTAAATATAACCTCATCGGTTCCCTTTGATACAATGAGAGAGGTTATATTATTTGCTACCTCTTTTCTATAAGTCAAAGGAATATCATCATAGATATTAAGATCATGTGATTGGAGAATCTGGCGAACCATAAGTTCATTATAATACTCTTTATTATTAAAGATTTCTATAGAATCATTTACGGTCATAATAATGGAATTCATTAGTATTATAAAACCAATATAAGAATCGTAGTATTCCTGATCCAATGCGATTCTTTTTTTATAGTAATTATTAAGGATATAATTTTTAGAAATCTCGTAATTTACCTCAAATCTTTTCTTTATAGGTTCGATATCGAATGTGCCAGATCTAATTATATCAAATCTCCTTGCAGATCTGGCGAAAATGTGGTCAATTTTCTTAGCTCCGAGGTATTTCAAATATGGTTTTGTAGGATATTGTTTAATGAGTCTATTTATATATCCCATAGATTCAAGAATTGCAATCTCGTCGTTAGTCATCTCATGGACGGGCTTTGTTCTATCTACCCCTGATATATCTTCATTTATAAAGATGGGGGTATTATCATTCATAGCAGGTAATCCCATGAGCATCCTATAATAATCATTAGTTTCCACGTAGTTTTCAAGAATCTCCGCCCGTTTTAATAAAAGGCAGGCTTCTCTTTTTTCAGGGGGGACATTCATTTTATAAATACGAGCACGACGTATCTCTTCTTCTGTGAGTCCTGCCTGAATATAAATTTCATCACTATAATCCTCATAACCTTCAAAAGTATCAGTTTCAGTTACTGCTGAAATGTATTCATCATATGCTCTTGCAGATTCCAATGTTTCATATTTATTTGCAAGATCTTCTCGTTTGACAACCAGCTCTTTAAGATATTTTATTAGCGAATTTCCCAGTTCTGTGACATAACTTAACTCTATGGACGGGTCCATTGTTTATTACACCTCTTTTCGTATTAAACAAAGAGATAATCAGTTATTAAGCTGTTTTTTTGATTATATTTAAGGGGGTTAGATATATGAGCGAATTCAAATTTAAAGGCAACAAAAACCCAAAAATTAAATCTTTATCTGATGATACTGTATTGAAATACTATCTTTCAAAAGAGGATCTCAACGATTATGAAATATTTTGCAATTTTATTAATGGTGTAAAATCTATGGTTCGGAGAGACCCTAGATATAATAATTATAAGCATCATTTATATGAACTTGGGCTGAATAGATGTCAAGTCCATTCTGGTATTACAGCAGATATGGCTCCTATTGAAGAGCATCATGGTCCGATATTTGATTTGTTTACTATTTGTATGATTGTAACTGATCACCTTCTCCATGAGAGAGAGAAGGTTAATACATTTATGATTGCAAATAAAGTTCTTGAGGAACATGAGAAGCATAATATACAAGTAGTTATGCTTTGTGAAACTTGTCATCAAGCTGTCGAGAATAACTCTCATTTTATCCCATTTGAAATGGGGTTTGGTAATATTGATAAATTCATTTCAAAATATAGAAAAGGTATTCAGGACGAGCATTACTATTTAATAAAGGATTATTTGAAAGATTCTAAAAAGTATGGATATGTAGATAATGGAATATTTAAAATTTTGGATAGAGTAAAGAAATATGTCAAGATTGATGATTGAAAAAAAAAAATAAAATGAGAGAAGACAAAAAAGTCTTCTCTCTTTAATTAATTAAAGTATCGCCTTGTCGATAGCACGACGCTCAAATGTTCTGATCATATCATTGAGAACTTCAATTTGCTTGCGAACACGTTTTGCAGCCTTCTTATATTTCTTATCAGGTTCTTTCTCCAAATTAGAAGCAATTTTCTCAAGATGTTTTTCATGTTTCTTTGCTTCATCAATGTATTGACGTGCAATATTTTCCGGGAAGTTCTTATACTTCCGCGCGCGGTTCATAATAATTAACGGTATGCCGAGGAAGAAAGGAAGCGCGGCATAAATGGTATCGCTGGTATTGTCCTTTACGAGTTCATTAACGGCCTTCAGTTCTTTCAAGCCACCATACGGATCAAATGGCGATGCCAGGAAACGTTTGAACGCTTCCTTGAATTTTTGCCACCGGCTTCTTTTCTTTTCAATATCTGCACGAATTTCTTCCTCAGTAACTTCTCTGAGGAGCTGGGCCAGAGTCGCATTTTCGAATACCGACTCATCCAGTTCATCTTCGCCGAAAATTTCCGACTCAACCAAAAGGATACCAAGAGCGGACTCGATCATAATCATTTGATCGTCCATTCCACCCTCATCATCATGATCTCGTACCGGGTATGTTACATCGGTCGACCCTTCCAAGATAGATTTAAGACGAGCTTCCACGTCGAACATTCGATATCAATCCTTTCTTATTTTTTAATAGACCTTTAATTAATAGTTGTATAGAGAGGAGAACTAATATGGCGGCTACTCCTATTTTTAAGGAACCAAAAGATCATACTGTATATAGAAATGATGAAGAAATGGTAGTTCCTTCAGTTACTACCATTCTTAAAATAATAAATAAAGAAGAATTATTATATTGGGCAAATTCTTTAGGGTATAAGAGAATATCCGTTAGGTCAGAATTAGAATCTCATGCATATATAGGATCTTGTGTACACTATGCTATTGATGAATATTTTAAAACTGGAAAAATTGATCTTGATTCCATAATAGATGAAAGGCGTATCACAGAAAATATCTGTATAAAAAACGCATTTATATCATTCTCTAAATATTTTATTGAAAATAGGAAAGATTTTGAAATAATTGAAAATGAAAAGTCCATTTCTGGAAAAAAATTTGGTGGAACCATAGATTTATTGGCAAAATACAAAAAGAATAAATTAATTTTATGTGACTTTAAGACCAGTAAAGATTTTTACATTTCGATGTTTCTACAACTGGCTGCTTATGATTTATTATTGAAAGAGACTGAGAAGATGAAAATTGATGGCTATATGGTAATTCTTTTGGACAAGAAAAATGGTAATAAAGCAAAAATAAAACTAATAGATGATAAAGAAGAGATGAAATTCTATAGAGAATGCTTCAAAAAATTAGCGGACTTTTATTATGATTACTACTATATCAACCAAAAATATTGGGGTAAAGAATTAACAAGTTAAAATAAATATACTAATGAGAGATTTCTCTCATTAGTATATTATTATATTATTTTTCTTCATCAACGATAACTGTCACGGTTTATAAATGATTTAACTACGAGACCACCACACGTTATATGTCTCCATATTTGTTCACTGCCTTCAACTTTTACAAATCTAAACCCAGTAGGATTTTTACAAGAACACCATTTTTCATTCTTTAAATCCAAATCATCATCTTTTTTAGACTCATTTAGAACCATAGTCCCTTCAAGCATACATTGTAAAGCTATTTGTATTCTTTCATTCATTGACGCTCCACCTCTGTATTATTTTCCGTTTAATTTATAATTAGGTGGAATTTGCGTATAATAAGTAGACAATTAATACAATCTTTAAGATATATGGTGTAAAAATATATATAATTAATACGATCTATTATAGATCAAAAAAGTAGGAGGTTAAATCCATGACTTATAGAGATAAGATACGAATAGGAGTTCATTGTGCAGATATACATATAGGCGTAAGGCCTATATCTGCTGATGAATTTAAATATCAACTCTACGAGCAATTTATAAAACCAATTTCAAAAATGATGTTCATAGATATTATTACCATAAATGGTGATATTTCAGATTGTCCACTTTCTTTTAACTCGAAGTTAGCAGAAGTGTATCTTTGGTTTTTTGATTCTGTAGTAAATATAGCAAAAGAAAAGAATTCATCTGTTATAGTCATTAAGGGTACTTTATCCCACGAATGTGATCATTTAAACAACGTTAAGTTTTATTTAAATGATAAAGATCTTGATATTCATTTCATAGAAGAACCTACAGCAATAGAAGTAAAAGGGATGAAAATATATTGTCTTCCTGATATCTATATAAAAAATCAGAAGGAAGAGAAGAAACTTTATCAGTATCCTGATGGATATTTTGATTATATATTGGGCCACGGATCGATTACTGAGACCCAATTTATAAAGCAAGAAACGGAGCACTCTATATCTAAAAATATCATCTATGATAGTAAAGAGTTAATTCGGATGAGTAAAGGTCCTATACTCTTTGGTCATATACATCAAAATCTTAGATATAGAGGGAGAATTTTTTATATAAATTCGTTTACAAGATTTGCTCATAGTGAAGAAGAGCCAAAAGGATTTATGGTTACAGCATATGACAGAGAAACTTCAAATTATCTTGCTGAAAGAATTGAAAATACATTGGCATTCAAATTTAATACATTCTATATGAAACATAATGAGTTTGAAAATACTGATATAAATGATATTGTAGAAAAGATTGATAAGTATATTGATAAAAGTAAGGTTGATAGGCTTTGCTTGGATATTCAATATATGAACACTCCTGCAAATATTGCCAAAATACAAGTTCTTAGAAACTATTATGGTAAAAGTAAAGTAGTAAATAAGATGAAATTTAAATCCCTTTCAGTGAAAGAAGTTGAGATACTTGACGACTTCGAAGATGAGCAAGTTCAAAATTCAAAGGAGTATTTAAGGGATAAATCTCTTAGATTTGATGAAAAACTTCAGAGATTTATTAAAGAGGAATATGGGGAACTTATACCAATAGAAAAGCTTCAAATATTACTTATGAGCGATGAGCTTCTCACTAGGGATTAGTAATTTATATCGGTCTAAACTACTAAATGATTGGTGAGAGGGGATGTGTGACTACTCATGATGGATATTATTGAAGAGAACCTTCCTCATGAATATCCAGAGGATACAAATATCTCTAAAGGAACTGTAGGGAATGTGAAACCAAATCCGGGGGTTAAATATAAAAAAATCCCGATTAAATTTGATATAGAGATATTAGATTTATTTCTTGCTTATGCTTACGATGTAGATAATCAATTTATAACTAGATCTGCTCTTAATAATATGTATACCTTAATAATGATGTGTAATAAAAATCTTTATAAGAACAATCCTGCACTTAGGGCAAGAATTGATCTTTTATCCCATATGCTAGAAGCTCGTCTGCATATGGGATTTGATAATAAGAAAATTTTGATGAATTATGCTTTAGAAAATTGTGAGAATTCGAATTTGGCTAGAGAGGAGATTATTCCGGAATTCAATAAGATAAAATTGAATTCACGGATGACTCAATATTTGAATTCATATGTGGTCGATAGGTTAATTCATGGGTTCGTATTTTCATATAAAGACGAATTGTTTGAGATTTTTGAAGATCTTGAATCCCATAATTATAAAAATCTTAGTCAAATAAATCATCGAATCAAGGAAGTACTTACGAATCTACTTTTTGATATAAGAAATGCTGAGAATTTTTCGGATGATACAACTACATTGGATCTAACAGATGGTTCATTCGAGGATAAAGTAAAGCAGATTGTAAAGAAATTAAGAGATCCGAGCAATAAACTTATTACAGGCATCCAAGCATTAAATATAATGCTAAATGGTGGATTTGAGAAGAAACGTTCTTATTTGTTTTTCGGTCTTACAGGTGTAGGTAAATCTGTATTACTTCTTAATCTTTTGATTGCTATTAAGAAATGTAATTTGGTGAAGCCAAAAGATCCATCTAAAAGACCGGCTGCATTATATATTTCGCAAGAAAATACAGTTGATGAGACTGTTGAGCGTATATTTAATATGGAAGTTACCGGAGATGACATCCGGAATTACACTCCTTCAGAAGTTGCTAAACTTCTGAGAACTAAAGGGGAATTGTCTCTTAAAACTGAGGAAGATATAGATATTATTATCAAATATTATGACGATAAAGAAATTTCGACTCTTGACTTGTATTCTATTATTAGTGATATTGAAGATACTGGTCGTGAAGTTATTGTCGTTATCCATGACTATATTGAACGGATCAGATCTTCAAAGAATCATCAGGAAATTAGATTCGAATTAGCCGAAGTTGCAAATGATTATTCAGTACTTGCAAAGAGATTGGAAATTCCTGTAATTGGGGCAGGTCAATTTAATAGAAAAGCAGCGGACGCTATCGAAGGTGACTCCAATAAATATGATATAGGTAGACTTCTTGGAAAAGCACATGTGTCTGAAGCATATGCTATTCTAAAGAACGTAGACTCTGCCATTGCCATCAATAAAGAAATTGATGATAATGGTTATGAATATATGACATTTAAAAATATGAAACAACGGACGAGTAGAAGTAAGAATAGAAAAAATAAGTTTAGTGATTACTTCGCCCATCCATTAGAACCCGAGAATGGGATAAAACTTATGTATGATATTCATCTGGATGAACCTTTGTCCAGAGAAACTCTTGACGAACTTAAAGCTGAAAAAGATGTCATAAGTAGAGGACGACCAAAGAAAAGAGAAGTTAAGGAACTTCCTACTAAAACTCAAACTAATGAAGTTATAGGCGGAGATGTTGTAAAGGACTTTAATTTCTTAGGGGAAATTATTAATGGAAGAAAAGCTGTACAGGAAAAAGTGGAGAAAAGAACTCAAAATATTGATGAAGAGAAAAAATTGGATACTATTTTCAAGAATTATAATAAAGATGATAAGTATGTGAGAAATGAGAAAGGTTTTATACCTATTCATATAAATCATAATTTCTTCAAAAACAAAATGGAATGGCGGGATTTCTGACCCGCCATTCCATTCAGATATTTTTTAATTTTTTTTCAAGATTTATGATATCCTCTATAAGAGTTCTATTAGAAGCGCTTAACACATAAATTTTTTTAGGAACAAATGTCTCTACAGTCATATTATTCAATAGAAGTAAAAGATAATAAAGATTTTCTGTATCATAAAGAAATTTAGATAGCGCTTTTGGTTTGTAACTAAACCTTTTTACTTCTTGGTCACTGAGTGTAACATATTCAGCATTTTCTAAAAGAATGTCTAAATAGTTTTCAAGTACAATATATGAAAGATATTCAAATCCCTCATGAACAGCTATTTTGCTTGCTTTTCTTAAATTAAAAAAGTCTCTGTCTATAGAGTTAGCATATTCCGTAAGTGTCTTGGCAGCCATCGGCTCCCACCTCCTCCTTTAAATGAATGGAACTATTACAGCATCATTTATATTATTATTCGGTATAAATACGACCATCTTACTTCCTTTTGGGAAGTGTGGATAAGGTACTGAGTCATAGTTAAGTGTTTTGAATGTTGCAGTGAAAGCTCTGCTAACTTTAATAGAAATAAAATTATTGTTGGACACTGTAGTAGATACAAAAATGTTTTCCTTTGATTTAAAGATATTGGGGGGTATTTGAATAGTTGTTGAATTTCCCGAAGCGGGCCTATCCATCATAAGTTCAGGAATATACAACTTCATAGATGATGCAGTATAGTTGTAGTCCTCTACTGTGTATCCGATCATAAATTCTTTTGTTTCGGGTCGTCTAAAGTCAGCCATTTATATTCACCACCTATTTATCTATATTTAAAAAGGAGTTAGGTTGGAATGAAAAAAGGATATGTGCACATCAAGGAATATCAACTTACGAAATTGATACTTGATTACATGGATGTAGATATAGAGGATGACGGAAAGTTATACTATGGAACTATTCCGTTAAAGCATAAGACTAAGTTTTTTACATTAGTCCCATATAAAAAAATGAAATTGTTCAAAAGTGAGGAAATGATTCCGATTAGGCCCTTTGTCAATACTAATCATTGTCAGTACCTCATTAACTTGTTTTCAGATATTTATGACTGTGAAACTTTATTTGAATATAGTAATATGGAAGACGAAAAGCAATTATTACGGGGCGTCATGAAATTAACCTTTAAAGATGAGACAAAAAATATTAAGTTCTATGGTGTTAAGAATTTAAATATCTTAATGGCGGGAACTCTTTCAAAGATGATTCTACCTCATGATGTCTTCAAAAACAATATAGGTAACATTATTCATCTTGATAATAAAATAACGGAGAGAAAAGATGACCAGCTATGAATGGACTGATGATCAACGAGAATGTATGAACGAGGCTGTTAAATGGTATAAAAGACAGCCCAAACAGGTGTTTGAATATGCGGGATGGGCTGGTGTTGGTAAAACTACTATAGTTCCACACATGATTAAAAAAATGGGTCTTGAGATGGATGAGGTATTGGCGGTAGCTTTCACTGGGAGAGCTGCCTCCAATCTAACCACCAAAGGAATACCAGCAACATCAGCCCACTCTGGATTTATGGAGACTGTACAAGTTCCAAAGACAGATAAGGATGGAAATATTCTTAAAAAGAACGGGAAAATTCTCAAAACATGGTCTTTTAGACGAAAAAAGTTTCTTCCTAGACATATAAAATTGATTTTTATTGATGAGGGTTACTTTTTACCTAATGAGTTAGGAGAGATTGCTGAATCTTTTGGTTTACCTGTTTGCGTATGCGGCGATCCGGGACAATTGGGACCTATATATGGAAAGCCAAGGTATCTCTTAAAACCTGATTTCTTTATAAATGAAATAACCAGACAGGGTAAAGAGTCAGGAATAGTGGAACTTGCAACATTGATCCGGAATGGTGAAGAACTTCCTAGAAAGAAGATGATGTTTAAGAAAGATGCATTTTTAGTTCCTAAAGAAGAAATTACTGATACTATTTTGCTCAATACTGATATTATTCTGTGTGCAAAAAACAAAACTAGAAATTATTTTAATAAAAGAATAAGAAACGACATTCTTGGAATAAAGTCCAAACTCCCTGTAAAGGGAGATAAACTGGTTTGCAGACATAATTATTGGACTAAAATGTTGGACGACATACCCTTAACCAATGGAGTAATCGGGCATGTTATTCATGATGTAACAAAATCTTCCGTAGATTTAAAATCTGGTACGGTAAAAATAGACTTCATGCCAGAGTACTCTAGTAATAATTATTATATGAATCTTCCTATTGATATTAAATATTTTCAAGAAGATTGCGGGGCACATGAGGACGATAGAAATGAATATCATAAGGGATTTGCAGTCAAAATGGAATTGTCCTATGCTATCACAACCCATATTTCCCAAGGTTCTGATTTTGACACGGTTCTCTATTGGGATGAAATATTTTCTGATCAAGAATTTCTTAGAAGATTAAGATATACTGGTGCTACAAGGGCTAAAGATATTTTAGTTTTTGCTTTTTAAAAGGATAATCCATACCAAGAATTGCTTGGTATGGATTGAACTTTATTTTGGATATATATTATTTTAAAGATAAAATATTTGCATTATAAAAAAGAATTTAATAAAGGAGGTTCGTTATACCTATTGAGTTTTATCATGTAACCTATGAGAAAAATGAAGAATCTATATTGGAAGTTAGTCTTCCAGATGAATTTGTTCAAAATATATAGTTGATCATTGTGAAGATGAAGTTTATTCAATTGAAACAATACCTCTTGAATATTTAGAGTGTGTTGTATGGATGTAGAAATGACGTTTAAGAGGTGTGAATTTTGATTTATATAAATAGTGGTACTCGTTATGGAACCTTAGATTTCTTTTGCGTGAATTGTGTAGACACTTGCTTGGAAGTTTTGGAAGACGATATTATCGACCGAGTCGTTGTAAATATAGTCCCACTTGAACAGTCGGAATTTCTTTTTGAAGCTGGTGGGGCAGCTCATGAAATAAAAATTGTTGACGACGATTTTGATGGCTCTAGGCCTCCATATATTAATGAAATTATAGCTGAAATAAGTGTAAGTAAAGATATTCGTAAATTGCTCGGAAATTCATATTTTGAAAAGTATTTTAGGAAAAGGTTTTTAAACTTTATAGAGTCTACCGGTGTCAAGGTTAATATGTATTCTATTTTTACAATAGTATTGCTACATGAAATTGGGCATTGTAACTTAATGTCTTTATTTCTAAAACTTGGGCTAGGAAAAGAATTTGATAATCTATATCATCTATCGAAAACAATTGTAAGGGTAATTGGCTCATATGAATTAGAGGAGAAATGGCAAAAGATTTATAGATTATCCCTCTCTCAGACTATAGATTTAATGGAAAATTATGCAGATGCGTATGCGTATAGAAATTTTCTACTTATATGGAAAAAGGTTGAGAAATTTATAAGATCGGATCTATACCATGAAAGCAATTGCTGGATAACGAGATATGGAATAGGGGTAAAAAATAAAGAGAGAAAACATCTCAATGCCATTCGTCAGTTAGAGTTTTCCACATCATGAATTAGAGGAGATGTAGCCTATGTTAAAAATATCTAAGAATAACATAAACCCCAGATTCGATTTTTTTAAGAGAGTTTGTGTTGATGAGTGTATAATTTTTCTCGGAGATTCTATTCCTCGGGTTAAAAAAGTACACATTTTAGATAATACTGAAGAAAATAGTCAACTCCTGGAGGACACAGGAGGTGCTTTATGTCAAATAAAGTATAGTAAAAATTCTATCTCCTGTGAAATTTATATTTCTGGAAATATTAAAGAATATTACTCTATAAAACTTCCAGGGGAAAAAGATCGAAGAGAAAAATTCCTTGAATCAATAAATGTACCAGTTAATGAATACTCTCTTTTTCTTATCGTACTACTACATGAATTAGGACATGGTAATCTGGTAAAGCTTTTTTATGACGCAGGGCTTATTTGTGACTATACTATTTTTGACTCTATGGCAGAATCACTTTCTAATATTTTCGAAAGGCGAAAAGAAAGCCTTGTAAGATGGGAGATTTATCACAACAACAGTGAGCTTCCACAATTAGTTAATGGGATCGAATCCCAGTGTGACATTTTTGCCAGAGATAATTTCCTCCCTCTATGGAGAAAAATAAACAAATCCCTTGATAGGTATACTATCTGTGGATAAATTATCATATAGGGAGGTTATTCAATATACAACAAAGGAGATGCGCAATGATTAAAATACACTCATGTAATCTTAAGCCTATTGATAAGAATTTTCATGATAGATGTAAAGAGGAAATACTTGCAAGATTTTATTACTATAAACCCGAAAAACTATCAAGAAAATATATTGATGGTGTTCATAGAAAATATTTTAGATCTGGGATTGATAAAGATACAAGACAAATATTTACTAAATATTTAGATTCGGTGGGTGTAACAATAACCGACGAATCTTTGTATCTTCTATTTATGCTTCAAAAAGTTGGAGAAGACAAGTTAAAAGATTCTTTATATCGTACAGGTTTATTTTCGAGGATTAAAGATATTACACTACACACACTGATTGAGACAAACCAGGAGTTAAAGACCGAAAAATTTCACGATATATTGAAAGATCACTTGAAGCTTTCAGTATTCGCAGCACAAGCAATTATTTTTGCCCTAACTGCCTTTATAAAGATTTGGAATATAATCAGGGAGGAGTAACGAGTTACACTCGTTATTTTAAATATCCATAACTTTTATTTGGAGGAGACTCTATGTATGACATTATCATCACTGTAGGAATTCCGCTCTCGGGAAAGTCCACCTTTTCAAAATTTTATTCTAAAAAAGAAGGCTACGTGGTTATTTGTCCAGACACTGTAAGGATTGCTATCCATGGAAATCAATTTATCCATTCGGCAGAACCCTACGTATGGGCAACAGTTGACACAATGGCTAGAACATTTCTCCTTCAAGAAAATAGAATAATTATTGATGCTACGAACACTCATAAAAATGCGAGGAGTAGATGGATTAGGCTTGCAAAGGAATTTAATAAAACTATTGCTGCATATGTTATCGCAACTCCGTTTGAAGAATGCTGTAAAAGGAATGAACTTCTTAAAAGGTTGGACGTTTCTATTTTGAATAGAATGGTTAACCAGTATCAATATCCAACCAAAGAAGAAGGTTTGGATGCAGTTATTGGTGTTTTCTACGAGATTGAATATAATGGCTCTATTAATTATATCTTTAAAGATAATTCTGAAAGGGAAATTGAACAGTAAAGGAAATATATATTATTATATCGAATAAGACAGATTTATAATCTTAAATAATTGAAAGGAGTTTTTGCAATGAGCAATTGGAAGAAACAAATGAAAAAAATTCAACGCCAGCAGCAACGACTGAATGAGATGATTCGGCTTGAGCAGGCGTCCTGTCCCCATGTCAGCAAGAAGGGGAAAACCTGGCTTGAAATTTACCAGGACGGCGACGTTGTAAAAGGTCGCTGCCGCAAGTGCGGCGACGTTGTCATCATGGATCGTGAATACCTGACCGAGGATATGTTGTCCTCGTCCGTTGACATCATTAAATCGGCTCTTGCCGAAATTCGTGCCGCTGCTCGCGTTGGCAAGGTTCGTCTGGATGATGATACCATGCAAATGATGAGCAAGTTCGACGCGGAGATTCTTCGGGATCTTCCGTCGACTCTCAGTCAGATCACTCAAGTTGGCGGGAAAAAGAAGAAAAAGAAAAAGAAGAAAGAGAACAAACGGAAGAGATGGAATTAATCCATCGGTCCGTAATTGGAGGTGATGAGTTGAAAAGCTCATCGCCTCTATTTTTTTTTTGTAAATTTAAAGTACCTCCCCTCTTTGATAGTATTAAAAATTTAATTTTCGATAAGTCTACCAACCCTTTTATAAGGCAAATATATATTATTTTAATGAAATATTATGAAAGGAATGATAACTCTCGTGACTGTGCGCATCTTGTGGTATATGAGAAAGGATAAAAATATTTTTGATTATACCGAAGATAAGATAACCGTAAATTATGACGATCGCTCCAGAGTTCGTCAATCTCCTGAAGTATATTTGCCCAGTACTGATCTTGAAGGTGCTATACATTTATTTGAAGAAATTTTTGCAAATAGTGCTGATGAGATTACAGCACCGGACTCATGTGGATCTGAAATTATTGTAACTCTGGATGAAACAACTGGGATTATTACGGTACAAGATGATGGTCGGGGAATTCCTTTCGGGAAAATCTTCGATCTATGCGAAGTACTTAGCTCATCTGGTAAGATGGGTACAACAAATAGGGCTTATAACCATTCCACTGGTGCGTTTGGAATGGGTTTGAAGCTCGTAAACTTTTTATCTGAGTATATGAAAATTAGGACTGAACGTGACGGTAAATACATGGAGATTCTATATGAAGATGGAATCCGTAAAACCGTCGATGAGGGTAAGTCTAAACATAGCGGAACCTTTATTGAATGGAAAGTTGATAAAAGGTTCTTTTCGGATACGAAAATTAAGTGTGAGCATATCTTAGATAAAATTAAAAAGAAAAGTTATGTTCTTGGTAAATCTACAATAATCTTCCATGGTAAGAAGAAAAATGGGGAAGAAATTACCAAGCAATTCAAAAATGGTAAACTTAAAGATTATTTAAACCAGTTCAAAATCTCTAGCCCTATAGCTGAATATAAAAATCAAACTGGAAACTCCAAGGTTGAGTTTGTGTTTGGCTATGATGTGGAAAGTGAAGAAGCTGAAGTTATAGGGTTTACTAATGGATCTTATAATAAAATTGGTGGTTCTCATGTTAATGGTCTTATTGAAGGTCTTTCCTCTTTTATGAGGAAATACATGATGGAGTCATATCTTACTGAAAAAGAAAAGAATGACATAAGAATCTTTACCGAAGATGTAAAACAAGGGTTGGTTGGTATTGTATCTGTATACGCACTTAATCCTAGCTATAAAGGACAATACAAAGAAGGTCTTGATGATAATACATTAAAAAATTTTGTGTTTAGTTCAGTGAGAAAGTTCCTTAGAGGTTGCGATAAAAGCATGCTTAATAAATTCGCACAGATCATCAAGGCGAATGCTAAGGCTAGGATGGCTGCTGAGAGTACCAGAAAGAGAGTAAAGAAAGATATTGTCAATGCATTTTCAGCAGATAAAATTGATGAATATTTACCAATCTCTAAATTCTCCAAAAGTAAATTTAGAGAATTGTGTATCGTAGAGGGACTTAGTGCGAAAGGCGGATTTAAGGCTGTTCGTAATAAGGATGAGATGGCTGTGTTGACTATTAGAGGCAAGGTTGAAAATATTTTTGACCTCTCTCCATCACAGGCTGTAAAATCTTCTACGTTCCTGTCGAATTTGGTACAAATTTTTGAATGTGAAAATGACGATATTAAAAATTTTGATCTTGATAAAATGCCGTTCACTCGCATAAATATTGTAACAGATGCTGATACAGATGGTGATGAGATCTCTTGTCAAATCGCTATGATATTTGCAAGGTTCTTTCCAGAAATTGTTTTGGATGGTCGTCTTTATAAAGTTGTACCTCCTCTTTATGAGGCTAGAATCAACGGAGAATCCGTATTTATTCCAACTATTAAGGAGTATATGAGATATACTCAAAAAAGGTTTGCAAAAACTCATGATTTGAAGTTAAATGGAAAGAAAATGGATCGGGAAGAACTTTTAGATTTCTTGGTAGAATTCCACCAATATAGAGATAATCTTAGATACCTTTCCGATCAATATGCACTGACTCCAGAATTTGTTGAGTTTCTTATAGCAAACCTGAAAGTTGGATTTGAAAATGATAAGGTGGACCTTTGGAATAATAAGATTCTTCCGTCTAAATATAGATTTCTCAGAGCAAGACCTGGGGAAAATGGTTATATTGAAATTGAAGGTATGGTAGGTTCTGAATATAATTTATTTGAATTTAATGAAGAATTTATTGAAGATGTGACTGAAAGATATCAAATTAACCCTGATGTAGAATTTTATGGCTATTCTATCGACGGGAAGCCTTTGAGTCTTTATGGTGTAATGAATGAAGTTTCTAAATATGCACCTAAAATAATCAATAGGTTCAAAGGTCTTGGCGAAATGTCATCTGAAGATCTTGAGAGGACTGTTGTCGATAGAAAAGTTCGCCATAGCATCCGTTTGACAATGAATGATATTGAACGAGATTATGAACGCATGGCAGTTATGCATTCTAAGAAGCCAATATATTCCCAAAAGCGTAAAGAATTTATGAGAAATCTGAAGTTCGACATTATGGACATCGACACCTAAAATAATTTAAGAAGGGAATGGTGCTGTTTGGGTAAAAGAAAACAATTCAGAATCAAGTATTTGAATCATGCTGACTCTCAATTGTATACTATTATCCAAATAGCACCTACCCGCACTGGTGCTATTGAGGGAGCAAATGCTAGACTTAATAGAGCCGAAGTAAAATTCACTATTGTTGATGTGGTAGAACTTGGTTCTGAGGAATATATTAGACAAATACGAAAAATACTCACTGAGGCCAGAGAAAGGGATAGAAAGGCCGAAGAAGAAAAGAAACGATTTAAAAGACTAACGTTGTAGTATTGGAAAATGGAGGAATTCATTAATGTATATTGTACGTCCAAAGAAAGGTTTCTTCAATATTGAAAATATTGAAGAAATGAACATCGCAGAGTTTGATGAAGAGGGAATGTCCCTTCACGGAATTAACAGAAACCTACAGAGAAATATCGCTCTGTTTTATGATAACCTGAAAGTTGTCCATAGGCGGATTCTTTATGCTATGGCGACAATGGGGCTTAGACCTGATCGGAACTTTTCCAAGGCGGCGGGCGTCATTGGTAGAACTATAGAAAAATATCACCCTCATGGTGACGCTGCTGCTTATGAATCTCTTATATTCATGAGCCAGCCATGGAGAAATATAATGCCATTAGTTGAGGTTGACGGCAACTATGGGAATGCAGAAGGTCCAGATGAATATGCACAAATGCGTTATGTAAAATGTCGACTCAGCGAATTTGCTTGGGATTGCTTCTTCAGTGAATGGGATTTGAAATCTGATATGGTAGATATGAGGCCCACTTTCAATGGAGAAGACATGGAGCCTCTGTACCTTCCGGCAAAATATCCTTTGTTTCTCATGAATTGGGGGAGTGGTATGGGATTCGGACTCTCAACGTCCAGTCCTGGATTTCTCCCCCAGGATGCAATGCAAGCAGTCATTGATCTTATAAAAGATCCTAAGGCTAAGATTGTATTGTATCCTGAAGATCCATTGGGGTGTACAATAATTGGAAAGAAAGTATTCCAAAAATTTGTGGACTATGATTTCAATAAAAAAGACGATAACTTGAAATTTAGAGTAAGGGCTGATTACGTAGTAGAAGATGGAATTATAAGAATTCTCAATACTCCGTATGAAGTTCATCCTAAAACCGTATTTGACAAAATTGTAAAGTTAAAACAGGATAAGAAAATTGATGGTATTATTGATATGGAAGTTGAGCTGAAACCAGGTAAAATCCCTCAGCTCAGATCTAAAGAGGATACCATGAATATAATTATCGAGTATGCTAAAGGTGTAGATCCGCATATTCTGATGGAGAAATTGTATAAGCTCACTCAATTAGAGTCTACATTCTCTTTGAATTGCGTCTACGTTGATATGAATAAAAATGTTAAGTTTAATCTCAGAGATGGCATTCTGTACTGGATAAAAATAAGACGCAAAGTTCTCAAGCGAATGTTTAGATCTGAACTGACTGAAAAGTCTAAAAGAAATTATGTACTTGATGCATTGATTTACCTTTTCGATAATAATCAAATTGACACTGTAATCAATATCTTTAAGAAAAATAAAAGATCAGATGTTCCTGAAATTCTTATCAAGAAGTATGGGATTAGTGATTACCAAGCTAAGAAGATATCTGAAATGAGATTCAGTGATCTCTCTCCTGATGCATATGAAGAATATGTGAAGGAGAGAAAGGAGAACCTAAAGAAGATTAAGGAACTTCAAGCTATTCTTAGGGACAAAAAGGCTTTGGATAAAATCATTATATCTCAGATGGAAGAAGGTATAAAGAAGTATTATCGTCCAAGACAGTCGAGAATTATCGAAGCTAGTTCAAACAAAGAAGAGCAATTTTTTGATATCGAAGTTCTCAACACTGGACATGTTCGTAAAATTAACCACGGTTCCGATATTACTCTCAATAATGAAGAGGCTATATTGGTAGATTTCTATGAAAATATTGGCGATACAAACAAGTTGTTCATATTTACAAATAAAGGTTTAGTATTTAGTGATGTTATCTCTAATATCAGGACATCTAAAGAGCATAGCATTGGGAGTATTATTTCAAATAAATATGATCCAAGTAAGTATCACGTAGTGGGATCTTTGATTGGCAAAGAAAATACCCCGAATTATGTGATATGTATAACTAAGAATGGTATTATTAAGAATAGTAAGTTCGCAGATTACTTTATCTCATCTCAAGGTAGCTACGGTATTAAACTATCTAAGAATGATGAGCTAGTATCTGTACTGGACTTTACTCCTAACGATTTTAGGACATCGAAAGTTCTTATATATACTAAAGATGGAAAGTGTGCAGTATTCCAACCTAATGAACCAACTTCGAGGTTTACAATGGGTAGCATTGGTATTAAGCTCGAAGATGGTGACTATGTAATTGGTGCAGATATTGTAAAACCTTCTGATGAATTTATGATCACAATCTCTGAGAGTGGTCATATAAAGAAATTCTCGATTGAAAATGCATTTAATAATATGAAGAGAGGCTCCTATGGTATTTCGATAATATCCTCTGATGAAAGACTTTATCGAGCAACTACCGTAGGGCCTAAAATCTCGAAAATTCTCCTTGTATCCTTGGATGGTATAGAAGAAATCGTCCTGGAAGAACTTAAATCGGTCACACGGCTGTCTAAAGGAGATAAACTCCTTCGAGCTAGGCGCCGTGGTGAAATAATTATCAAGGAGAGATAAGATATAAAGGGGAAGGAGATGTCCTTCCCTTTTATTTTTTTCTCTAAATGTATATAAAATTTATTTTTTAATCCGAAACACACAGATAATACTAGAATTAGTCGAGAGAGGTTGATAAAATTGACGGAAACGCTAATTATAGATACCCTCTATCCGAAAGTTGAGAAGGCTTTAAGCAATCCTTCAAACGTTAATAAGTTGAAACAATATCTGTCTAAGTACTTTGATAGAAACTCCCATATTCTTTTTTCTTTGAATTTTTCTGATAGATTAATTGTATTCGATTCTGACAAATCGGTATTTTTTGATGTAATAGGGTTAAGTGAAAAGGAAATACAGGGAGTTTTAAAAAACTCTCCTTTTGGGAAAATTGCCTGGGTTATGAACCCAATCACTGTGGCAATTTTTTTATGTATCTATTACTTTGATAAGAAAAAGATGGATAAGGATATGGAACTATTTCAGATATTTTTGACGTGTTATTTCTACTCTTTACTTAGCCCGAAGATTTTTAGATATCCTCCTAATCCGTCTATTATGGAATATACTTTAACAAAAAACCCTAAGGTGACAGGAAACTTCATATTCAAAAAAGAAGGCTCGTTATTTAATTCCTTCAAACATTTGTCAAAAATTTCTCACCAAAACTATATCAATGAGCTTAGAACCAAGAAAACCGATAAAATGGTTAATGATTATATAGGCTCAATACGGACTAGATTAAACTCTTTGCTTAAAAATATTATGGATAGATATCTTGAAGATCATAAAGCTGGCCATTTCTTTAATAGAGAGGCAGACAACTTTGATGAAGAGAACTTTAGAACTGCCGATAGCACAATTCTCTATATATCTAAACTTGCTACAAAAACAACCATGAATATTATAAGTTATAGATTTAGCAGAACTTTGATTAGAAATATAGCAAATACTGATGTTAACGTACATCCAGTAACTCTTGAAAATATATTGAATACTGTAATTGATAACTTTAGGGCTGAAATTGATAAGTTTGTAAGCACTATAATAGAACTTTATATTATTGATGGTAATAATAACATAAAGACTATAAATTCATCGAAATTTGTAAATGATTGCCTCTATCTATACAAATCCAATTCAAGCAAACCAAGGGTTGTATTTCTTAAAAATACATTGGATAAGTGGATAGACGAGGGTTCGAGACTGAATGGTCAAAGATTTATACGGGAGGCAACGATTTACGCTTACCGTAAAGCTATATTTACAATTTTTGTACATGCAATAAATAAAGAAAGTAAACCATCTTAATAGAGGGGTGATATAATGGCTAAAAAACATCAGAAAATCCTTGATTATATTTATGCATCAATTGATGCTATAGATCCTACTGGAAAGAATACAGAGAAGTATAAGGAATATTTTGATAAAATGACCGACGAAGAGTTCCAAAAATTTCTAAAAAATTTTCTTACGGATGAGAAAGACCATTTCACGGTTGAAATGGATCAATTTGACCAAAATGTGACTATAGAACAGATAAAACATGCGGCTGATGTGGCTAATGTTATTATCGAAGACTATTTGGTAAGACCTGATATAAGTGATGATCCTGAAAATCCATATGTATCCAATGAAAAGGTTCTTTTATTATATCTGAACCAGAGACGAGTTCAACAAACTCTTTCTGTTAAAAACCACGTATCTACATCCATTGATAAACGCAATCCCAAAGTTGGCCAGGTTATTGACGATGATAAAAACTCATCGACATCAGCTCCAGAGATGTATCAACTGGTACTTCAAGGGGCGTTTAATAAGCTAAAGGAAGATTTCGGCCCCAAATCTGATAATCTGGTAGCTAAGAACGAAATGCTCTATCAGATTCAGAGAAAGGGAACAGTGTCTCTTGATGAACTTCCTAACCTTCCTAAAGATAAAGTTGCACTAAACTACATGAATTTCTTATTATTAGCAGCGGGTTATCAAACGGATTTGATAAATGATAAAGGGCTGCTTCCGATTGTTATCGAGAGAGGCGGTAAACTATATGAATAGACTACAATTATATATTATTATTTTGTAATGAAATATTAATAATCCTGCAAACAGTATATTATAAACCTATTAAAGGGAGGCGAAGTTGCATGGACTCCAAGAAACAAGATAAAAATCAACAAAGCAAAGCTGCTGAAAATAATTTCCCTATACATGGCGGGCTTATTCAAGAAGTGGCGATTGGTCCGTTATTGGCTGAACAACAGCTGACTGAAACTCAAGTTAAAAAGGGCTAAAGCAGTTTTGCTTTAGCCTCTTTTATTTTTTAGGAGGTGCATTCTATAGAAGTATTTTAATTTTTTCAGTCTTTCATTTGTGCTATTATTTATTTAATTTATTCCTTTTTTAGGAGGTCTTTTTATGGTTACTTATACTATAGGAAGTAGACGCTACCGCGTCACTAACAAAACAAAGTTTATATTTTCAACTCTTTTTATGCTTGCAATTATTTCTACAGCATTATTTTATGCATCAGTCACGGTAATTGATTATGTATCCGCTGTCAATAAACAAAAAGCATATGAGCGCCAACAACAAGAATTGGAAGTTCTTAAGGAAAAATATTCGTTTACTGTGGCAGATATTAATATTGAAGCTACGAGCGCCGATGAGGCATTAGGTAAACTCATTTCTGAAATTAAAATTATTTTGGATGAGAAAAATGGAATAATTAACCAACAACAAGAAGCCATTGAAGCACTGGAAGAGAAGTATGCAATGGATATTATACAGGTAAAAGAAGTAACCAAGAAGGATGTTCAAATATATAACGAGTTTTCCTACGCAATTGAATATCCAGGGTCTGATATGACTTTGGATGACATAAAAATGATTATCCAAATTTGCGAAGAAGAGGGGGTTAATCCTCATCTTTGGCTGAGCCTAGTTGAATTAGAAAGTGGGTATAAATCCACTGCCAGATCCAACAAATCAACGGCGTCTGGATGGGGTCAGGTTCTTAGGGACACAGGAGAATTCCTGTACGAAAAATCTCTTAATCTTGGGAAATATAATCACTCCCGAATGAGTATAGATAAAGAAATAAACGCAAGAATGTCGATCCATTATCTGGCAATGCTTATAGAAGAGAAGGGTAGTGTTGAACAAGCCCTGATCAGCTATAACGGCAATGAATTGGGTCAACGTTATGTGAGCATTGTAAGTTCCAATCTTAAGAAGAATAGCGGTTTAACTTTGTCCAGTATTAACAAAGACAGGAAAATTTGATATACCTCCACAATAGTCCCGAAAAGGGTTATAAATATATATTATTATTTTGTGATGACTACTAATTAGTAGTCATCATTTTTTATATTACTATACTGGAGGTTGTTAAAAAATGTCCAAAAAAGAAGCAGGTCAAATTCTGACTCAATCCTTAAAGGAAAATCTTTCGAAAATTCAATCTAAAAAGGAGAATTACAAAATGAAGATGACTGCTAGTGTTATTGGAATCGGGGCCGGTGGCGGCAACATTGCTCATCTGATGAGCTATTACGATGGTTATGCAACGGCAGCATTCAACACAACCCAAGCCGACATGGTCGATTTGAATGTCGATCATAAAGTCGCCATCGAAAATGTGAATGGGTCTGGTAAAGATCGCGCATTTTCGGCAAATGAATTCAAACGCTCTTATAAGTCATTCTTTGAACATGATGGAATTAAAGAATTGATGAAGAACGATCTTATCTTCATCGTGGGAACCGGCGGCGGAGGTACTGGAACAATTATCTCTCCGATGACCGCTGCCTACTTGAAGACCGAGTACCCAAACAAGATGATCTTCATGATTGGAATTCTCGGCTCGATCAAGGAAGACCTTGTCTCGCAAAAGAATATGCGGGAGTTCATGTCTGATCTTGAAAACAAATTGGATATCCCGTACCTCCTGTTTGATAATAACAGGGTGCGGAATAAGGTCGGAGATGAGGTATATGAAAAAGTCAATCATGACGTTGTGACTGCTATTCGGGTTCTCTCCAAAGAATTCTTTATTGAGAACTCTCGGAGCAATATTGACGGTCGTGACTATGCTCGACTCACTTCCTTCAAAGGGTTGATGTCGGTTATCACGATTCCGAAGCTTAATATCAGTGTCTCTGAAGAAAATGTGGATCTCATTGGGCGAATTCAAAATGCAATTGAGAATTCCACTGCTGTAACAACCAATTCTCCGGATGCTTATGGATTCTTTATGAACACAGATCCGGAAGTTTATCATCTGATTGATACCACATTCGATGATGTGCAGAATTCGATTGCTGGTATCCCGACAAGCGGCCTCGTATTCAGACATCTTCAGAATAACAGTGGTCAAGGGCCTGAATTTGCAATGATTATGTCGGGAATGGCGGCTCCGATTGATCGATTCAAAATGATCGAGCGTCGGATTGCTGAATATGAAAATGCCAAAGAGAAAGAAAGAATCCCGGTGATTGAACGGGAATCTGATTCCCCGCTGAAACTTGCTGGGGATGGGAAGTCGGACGGAACCGGCAGAGGTTCCTCTGTGTTTGATGCATTTTAACAACTGGAGTAGGTGAAGATATGAAAATTAAATTTCGAAATGTACAAAATAGGGAGCAAAACGGGTCGGCCAAAAGGTCGACCCGTGCTAAAAAACTTGATAAACTCTATGAATCTCCTAAAACATTTTTACGTGAACCGTTGGAGGTGATAGAGATTTCAGTACAGCAACATCTTGAGACTCTATTCAATGATTATATTGAATGGAAGCGCGGTCATAGGAAACGGCCTGACTATATATTCAACATGACACAAGATTTCGGGTTCGTTTCTATTCTTCCTAAGATCGTTAGGAAGAATTATGATTTTATAATCAAACATGGAGAAGAGTTTAGTGAGATCATCTCCAATGCTGTGTCTGAACTTAGCCGAGTTCGGAGAAACAGGTATAAAGAAATGATCTCCATTTACTCAAGCATCTATGAAGACCTCAACGAGAGACGAATCAAGAAGATTGTCAATCTGGGTCTTGATGGCATTGACTGGAACGAGGCATTGAAACTCTGTATTGTTTCACATGGCTCACCTAGCCATACTATGAACAACACACTGAAAATGATCTACAGTGTTTGTAAGTTTAAAGACTACAAAAGTATGAGGAAACTCCTTATCAAGCTTTATGGAAAGAAGGATATTCCCAAAGTTGCGGTTTATATCCTCCTTGAGAAAAAGCCAGATTTTTCAAAATCGAGTTGGATAAATCCCGAGCTATACTCTGTATTAACGAGAATAGCTTTGGATGAGATAAATATTCAAGAAAAAGATGAAATCAAGAAACTTCTGAAACTATACTGCAATGAAAGAAGAAAATCTGAGTTTGAACAATATATCCGGAGAAGAATTAATCTCTCCACTATTAACAAAGAAGACTATAAGAAAATTTGGAAGGTTATGAAGAAACTTGCTAAGAAGAATAAAATGTACCGTGTTTATCTTGACATATGAGATAATCGGAGGGAAATAAGCTCCCTCCGATTATTTTTTTCTTTTTATTATTTAATTAACCCCTAAATAGGTAAAATAATCCAAGGGAAAGGAACCGTGAATTATGATAAGATTATATAACCATGTGCCGGAAGATAGTGTTATTGAAGGTTGGGAAGTATTTACCAAGACTAATGATAAAAACCCAAAAAGAAAAAGCCACTCAATTTCCCTCTCTGGGGTGGATAGAGGGGTTTTTCTCGCTATTGATAAAAATAAATATGAGGATCTTACAGTCGTAGAAGCGGGAAGAGTTTTCCCAAATATAAATCAGTTTACTAAGCTGTACTCGGTTCAACTTGATCCTGATAGATATCTGCCAGTAATAACAGCTGCTCAAGATAAAAGTGAAGATAGAAATATTCTTATGTTTAACTATGAAACTAAAAATGGTGAAGTGATTACGGATATCAATTTTATAAATATGAAAGCGATTTCTAGTTTTATAACCAATAAAGACTTTAGAACAAGAGTTACTATCGCAGCTATTGACGTTGATAACAATAAAGATTTCGGTATTGAAATTCGATACGGATTTAACGGCGGCAAAGTTGTTCAAGTTGAAAGAATCGTATTTGCCAATTATAATACAATTGTAGAGGGTATGAAACAACCTAAAGCACGTTTTAGGCAAAATAATGTAGAATATTTTACTATTGAAACTTTTCATGAAAAGGTAGAAAAAATTTCTGCCAGGAGATTAGAGATTCCTAAATTTGATTTATCCACTGTATGTGTGAACCCTAAAACTTAAGAGTAGTAATAAATAAGAGAGATAGGAGTTTTCTCCTATCTCTCTTATTTATTTATTTCATTTCGAACACGCAATTAGATACCGATGTATAGAGAGGATGATAATATTGGGTCTCCTTGATCTGATTCAGAAACAAAGAAAAGCTGAAAAGAAATTTGATGACACGGTTGTCACTGAAATAAGTTATCCCTCGGGTCATCTTCCGTTGGATTATGCTAATGGTATTCGTATCACATCATATGATGAAAATGATAGACCTATTGCCAGAACCGATTCAATTGGAATTGTAGGTGGAACATTTGCTACTGTTATAGGAATTTCTGGTACAGGTAAAACAGCTCTTGCGATTGATCTTGCAGTCTCTGGAATTCATAAATTTGGTGAAATGTCTGCGGTAACTCATTTTGATCTTGAGCTGGCATCTACTATCCAGCGCCCGTTGACTATTACTAGATTGAAGCCCTCTATTATCAGAAAAACATATGAGATTTATCGCGATAGAGGGGCAGAAGATGTGGTAGACATTTTTAAGACTCACTGTGATATAAAACTTAATAATAGAAAAATGTTTACTTATAAGACGGGAATTTATGATATTTATGGAGAAGAGATTGAGGAGCTCTATCCCTCATTCGCTCTTATAGACTCATTTGCAATGTTTAAGAGTAGAGAAATTGACATCGCAACCAAAAAAATTGAAGATGTTACTAACAATATGCAAGCTGCAACATCCGCAAAGTTCAATAAAGCTATATTGACTCAAATGTTGGCTTACGGTAAGAAGGCCAATGTTGGAATTATTGCGGTAAATCATATTAACCAAGATGTTAATACAGGATTTTTACCCAAGGCGAATCAACACATGTATCTTTCTCAAGGTGAATCTATGCCTGGTGGTATGGCATCTCTTTATCTTGCTAATAATATTATTAAGCTTAGACTCATTAAGAAGTATTTGGCTGACAAACCTGATACTATGGAATACGGAATTCCTGGGTTTCTTGTAGAGGCAAAATATATTAAATCCCGCACAAATGCCTCAAATATTCCTATTGAGCTTGTGTTTGATCACCGTAAGGGTGGCTTTTCAAAGACTTTAACGCTATTTAATTTTGCAGTGAGAAATGGAGTTCTCTTGGGAAACAACCGAGCTCATTATTTACCAGGTCTAGAAAGCGTGAAATTTACTAAGAAAACATTTAAAGATGTAGTAATGAAATCTCCTGAAATTCTCGAGGCTTTATATGAAGCATGTAAGCCTCATCTTGAAGCAATGCTCTCAACTGATACTGGACGGTTGGGGGGCGCGGAAAGTGAAACTCAAAAACTGGATTCAATGTATTTGGCTCTTGAGGAACATGAGAAGGATATTGAATTCTACAAAAATCAAGGGTGGACGGATTTCCTTAAAGGAAATTCAGACTTCAATAGAAAGAAATATTGGTTTAAAAATTATTAAATTTCCGACAAAAATATATATTATTAGTGTGGATAGGATAAATTCCTATCCACCTATTATTATTGCTAGGAGGTCTATTCATGTCATTTAGAATTAGAATTGATAGTGTTACTAACGATGTTAGTTATTTGCAAGAAAAGTCTAATTATAAATTACCGCTCCTTAGCTGTATTCAAATTGTTAATGAGGTTTATTTGAGTGGCTATAAACTTCAAAAATTAGAAGATAGTGAGTCTATGATTATAGACGCCAAAGATCTTAACATGATTTATTTAAATCTACTTGAACGATTTAAAACTCAAAATCATAATATTGTAATTGAGTTAAAAAATTTTAGATTATTGGGTCTCTTTGATCTGATTCAGAAACAAAGAAAAGCTGAAAAGAAATTTGATGACACGACTGAAGGTTCTATTATTAGAATAATAAAAATATTAATTGACATAAGGGATGAAAAAATAGCTAAAATTTATATATTAAAATAACTAAAGGGAGGAAAAGTAAATGTTACAACCAGAACAAATGGAAGAACTTGATAGAATAGCTAGTGAGATTAAAAATATTGACCACGCTCTCGGAAGCGGTTTATTTATACCGATTGGGAATAAAGTAAACTCTTCTCGGGCGGCTCTGATCTTCCAACAGATTGCACAATCTAAAAATCTTGAAAATCCGGAAATTCCGAGAATCGTGACTGGATATGAGAAATTGTTTGGAGATAGGTCGACTTCCTACTATAGATCTGATAAAAATTTTGAAGTTGTAAAGAAGATTAGAAAATTTGACAATGATTTTGTTTATGCTTTGATTCTTAAAGAAGCTGGCAAAAATTATTACGATATTGTATTTAGGAATGAAGTTGAAGCTTTTGCAGAAGCAACTGGTGTAAAAATGAATAATAAAATTATTGATTCTAAGAAAGTTGGAGATAAAGTAAAATCGGGGGAGATCCTATACAGATCCCGCTCCTATGATGATAATATGAACTATCGCTTAGGTATAAATGCAAAGACCGTATATATGGTAGATCCAGCAATTGTTGAGGACGCATTCAGGATTTCTGACAAACTTGCAAAAAGATTGAAAGTCACGAACGTAAATACTTACAAGATCCCAAAGAATACTAACGATATCCTACTCAATCTTTACGGAAATAGTGAAGTCTATAAGGCATTTCCGGATATTGGAGAGGAAGTTAGAAATAAAGTATTGTGTGGGAGACGGAGAATTGATTATAATAACGCACAATATATGCTAAAAAGTAAAAATCTTAGAAAAGAGATGTTTGGTGATACTCTATATTATGCAGAAGGAACTGTAGTAGATATTGATATTTATTCTAATATACCAATTGATGAAATTTCCACTGATAAGGTCAATCACCAAATTTTGAAATATATGAAGTTGATTAACAATTATTGGCGCGAGCTTAAAGAAACACTTGAAGAAATTGTTGGGAACCCGGAAAATGAATATTCGGATCAAATTGGTATAACATATTCTCGCGCTAAAGATGTGATGAGCATCGGGAAGCATGTCAAGTGGGATGATGATGGATCGATTTTTGATGACATAATCATCTATATAACTGTAGTTAATGAGAAAAAGGCTGTAGTCGGAACAAAACTTGTTGGACGCCATGGGAATAAAGGTGTTGTTTCCGAGATAGTTCCAGAAAAATACATGCCAAGAAGTGAAGATGGTGAATATGTAGAAGTCATCTTTAGTGCTCTGAGCGTCATTGGACGTCTGAATCCATCTCAGCTATATGAACTTGAATTGAACTGGATTGTGGATCAGATTCTGGAAGGGGATGCTCCTAAGAAAAAGAAATTCGAAGCACTTCTGGATTTCTTGTCGATATGTAACCCCGACCAAGAAAAAATGGTAAGGGAGTTCTATAAATCCCTCGATAAAGAGGAGAAGGAAGAATTCCTATCACAAATTACTAAAGAATTTGTTATATTCCAACCCCCAAGTATGTCTATTAGCTTTAAGAACTATTCAAAACTTATAGAGAGATTTGAACCTAAGAAGAAAAGGTTTACGTTTATGGATAAATCCGGAGGGGTTTATAATATTCAACGTAAGATGATTATGTCTGATACGTATATCTACAGACTTAAACATGAGCCAATAACGAAATTCTCTGTAAGATCTAAAGGTACAATTAATCCTAGAACATTTTTGCCTATTAAATCTCATGCATATAGCAGAGGTACAGCATTGTTTAATAACCAAGCTATCAGGATTGGTAATATGGAGATGGATATCTTGAATCTCTGTAACGATCCTGCGGCCATCAATTTCTTTACAAGACTTTATTGTACTTCTGTAACTGGAAGGCGTGAATTTTCTCAACTTCTTCATACAAATATTTTCTCCGAAGATCTTCGTATAGAGATGAAGAATCCAAAATCTAGGGTAGTTGATCTATTTAATGCTACATTTATGGTATGTGGTATGGCCCTAGAGTTTGAATATGGAGGATCTGATGAAGAGGTTAGAGATATTCTTTTGGATGAAATTAAAAGTATGGATAAGAAATCTATAAAAATATTCTTTGATGGATGGGATAAACTGAGACGATAAAAATATTATTAGGAGTGCACGATTTCTGTGCACTCCTAATAATATTTTTAGAAAGTATATATTATTCATATAGAAGTAAATAGAAGAAGGGGAATGAGGATGGCTAAATTCAGTAAGATAACAGGACGACTACTAAACTACATTGATAATGGACAGTATGCTTCAGCGGCTGTAGGATTACAAGATCCTGAGATCGTGCTGACTCTACATGAAATAGTTTTCAAACCCGATGAATCTATAACCGTGGATGAATTAAAGGGCTTAGAGAATATCTTGAAAGTATCTAAGTCGCTTTATGAGCTAAATCAGTACATGAGTGGAATTCTGTATAGATTGATGCCGGATGATATGTATGATAGGCTTATTGAGATATATAAAAATCTCAATGATGGGAAAGAGCCGTTTCAATCATTCATCCCAGCTGGTATGAGAAGTACTGAGCAGGATTTCCCTGAACTTGCTGGTACTTTGGATAAGGCTTATACTGTTTATAATGTTAGCGATAAGCCCTCTGTGGAAAAATGGTTAAGAAAAATAATGAAAGAAACTTCTAGAAAGAAACTTGGGATTATTATAGCCCCTAAGTTCGACGGTACATCCGTAACTATAACGTTTAGAAATAATGAAAATATTTTGACCCCTGTAAAGGCAGTAACCAGGGGTAATTTTGAAGAAAATAAGGGTGTAGATCTCTCCAATATTTTGATTGGAAGAAATCCTATACGTTGGATTGACACTGTATTACTTCCTAAAACTGTGGGAATTCAATATGAAGCAATTGTGACTGAGTATGGAAGAAAAAGACTCAGTGAAATTGTGAATATTAATTACTCTACAAGACGGGCGGCAATTGCATCAGCCCTAAAACGTATCTCTAATCCGAAAACGCCTAAAGATGAATTAATAGAGATTAACAAGTGTGTAACTTTAGTTCCGCTACTTACAGATGATAGAATTATAGATCTGTATGGGAAACTAGATAAAAATCGCGATGCAACATTTGAAAATATCTTTATTAGAATGAGAAACTCCTGTGTATTTTTTGATAGTTCTGAAAAATTCCCATATGAATATACTTATTTGTATGGAAATATTGATGAACTTCTTTCTGAGATAGAGAAAACAGTACAGGAATATTCATCTAAAAGATCTCAGATTCCATATAGTATAGATGGATTGGTTATAAGTATAGTTAACCATACTTTAAAGAATGAACTTGGAAGATCCAGTAATAAGAACAAGTGGCAAATTGCCTATAAATTCGATGCAATGATGCAGAGAACGAAAATCACTGGGATACTTCCATCTATGGGGAAGCAGGGGTTTATCGGAGTTAATATAACATTCGAGCCAATTGAATTTAATGGTGTTCGATATGAGAAAGCTCCGGTTAACAATATTACAAGATTTAAAGAACTTAATCCTCATATTGGGGATGAAGTTATTGTATCCTACAATGCAGACGTTATGGGATACATCTATAAAGATGATACATGTAAACCGGCTAAGAATGGAGAACCTCTTATGCTTCCAACACATTGCATAAAATGTAATTTTGAGCTTATTGTAACTAAAGATATGTTAAAATGTATCAATGAAGATTGTCCTGGTCATAAAGTAGGAAGAATCCTGGAAGCAATACGGATTCTGAATCTCGATTTCTTTGGGGAAGAAATCGCGAATGACTTGGTGGAAATTGTAGGCATATCCAATGCAATCGAGTTTATAAAAATGGGATATAAAGATCTTTCTAAAGTTCTCAAAGGTCTAAACTTGGAAAAAGCCTGGAATGAGTTTCAAAATAAAATAAAGGCACCTATCGAATATCCAAAAGTTATAGATCTTTTGAGAATACCGGGTCTTCGGACGAAGACTGCTGAAAAAATTCTCGATAAAATTTCTATAAAAGAATTAGAGCAGTTGATGTCATCCAAAGATGAAAATGTTCTCTATAAAAAATTGAAGACGGTAAAAGGTATTGATAAGAAGGCCAAAGATTTCTCCAAAGGTCTTATTAACGCCTATGAAGAATTTGTCGAATTGAAGAATCTGCTAAATTGTGTTGATACTAAAAAGGATTATGATAAAGTAATATTGGTGTCAGGATTTAGGAATAATCCTGAGTTTGAAAAAATATGCAAAGCATTAAATTTTAAGATTATTGAAACAGGAAGTAAATATGATTTGCTTGTAGTGACTCCTGATAGACTCGATGGTAAGAAAGCATTAATTGCAAGGAAAAAAGGCATCCCTGTGATGCTACTATCAGAGTTTATCAGTCAATACTCTTGACTTTGGGTCAAAAGCAAAATATTGGAAATTTATGAACAATATATTGGGAATGATTTGCGAGAGAGTCGTATTATGCAAGAATTAATGAAATCGTCGAGTCCATTCCTCGGCCTCTTTGAAAAACTGAGGTCACAAATTATCCCACTATCATATTAGGGGTAATCGGCGATATTTCCTCGGATTTTTCTGTCTGGGTTAATCCTATCGCATTGGATTAACCGTCGCAGAGAGTGAAGAGGATTTTGCTGTGCTCTCAGAAAGAGGTTTTCAGGAATGGTAGGCGAAAATAAATTTGGGTTTGATGATCAGGCTCATCTCGCAGTCATGTCCTTAATATATATCATGGCCAGAGGGTTATAAATGATACCCTCTGGCTACTTATATTTATTTTTCAAAATTATAGTTATTGAAGCAAACTAAAGACAAATATATATTATTGTATTGACTAATAAACAATATTATCGAGCGAGAGGTGGTAATATGCAGTAGCATTTTTTCTATAAGCTATTTGTAGTCGTCGTAATTGTCAAATATATATTATTATTGTGTGAAAGACACATTATTAGTTTATACTAAGTGTGTCTTTACAATAAAAACTTCATTAATAGGAGGAGTTTTAGAATGGCAAAGAAACTTATCGAGGTAACAAATTCTGTATCTTCGAAAGCGTTTCACTGCGAACGCAACATCAACGGCGAAACGAAAAAGGCAGAAATCGACCTTGCACTTCAGGCGATTATTGATACGGGGATTTCGAATGCAATCCCGCGCACGCTGTACCTGATGATGGATCAGGAGCCCAGGGAAGAAGTACAGCTGGTTATCGGCCCGTTTACTTATGGAGTCGTCGCACGGAAGTCCGGCGAGTCTCTGTCGCTGAATCCGACGTTCAGTCTCACGAACGAGAAGAAGTTCTTGAGCGAACTGGACAGCTTCGAAGATAAGCTGTACAACAATGTGTCGCTGATTGAATCCATTGCTTCTTCTATCGACAGCAAGCTTCTGCTGGATACGGTCATCCATTGCTGCAAACTGGATGAATATGATGTCCAGGAAGGCGAATGGGTTGAAAAGAAAACAGAGGCGGACCGTGGCGTAGAACTGGATGAGACGTCGGCTCAACTGTTCATTGCGCTTCACATTGCAGCCATCATTCACGTACTTGCAAACAGCAAGTCGGCGGATGAAGTTGTGAAGTATGAAGTTCCCGGAGAGGGAACTTATACGATTGAGCGTAAGAAGGACAAGTGGGAAGTCGGATTTGTTCCCAGCAAAGAATTCAAACAAACGATCAAGAACGACCGCCTTATCGAAGCATTGGTTTAATAACCTTTATACGTCAAGCCGAAACCGGACATCAATCCGGTTTCGGCCTATGGCGTTTATTAAAAATTTTTTATCTATAAAAAGTATATAGAGAATATGATAATGTGTACTATAAGCGGAAAGGAAGGAAGATAGGATTGGCGAAAAACTATGTGAGCCAAATGGTCGCAATGATGTCAGACAGAATGGCCACTGAAGCTGGTGTCAATGAAGATCTCTTTGATAGAAGAAAAGGGAAACAAATCTGGGAGTTTATTGCTGAAGATCTGAAATCTATCGAAATGCTTCCTGATATCTTTGTAAGAGATGTTGAATATATTCGAGATCCTTCAAAACTTGATATTCGTCTGAATTTGAGGAATATCAAGAATAGGAAGATTATTAAGAATAGAATTGAAAAACTCATTCCGGTTCAACCGGATATCTATGATGCTATAAAATTTACTGTAGATATTGTCGGTGGCGAAAAAGTTGAAAATACTATCCTTCTTCCAAAATATATAGATAGATATCACTTCATGATTTCCGGAAACAAGACTCTTGCCATGTTCCAGGTAGTTGATAATGCTACCTATAACCGGAAAGGTGAGGTGATTCTAAAGTCAAGAATTCAACTCAGACTTAGTAGAGAAGATAAGCGTAAAAGATTTATTCTTATATGTGTAGATTCCGGTAAAGAATTTAGGATTAGTAATCTCGTGGTAAATTTATTCAAAAAGAAATTCAATCCTATTTTCTATTTTGCTGCTAAAAAGGGAATATTGGGAACAATCGAGTTCTTTGGTTATGATAAGTTTCTAAACGTAGTGACTGAAGTGAAAAACCCTGAACTATTCTATTACTTCAAAGTAAACTCGAATATACTTCTAGAAGCGGAAAAGACTTTATTTGAAGATGATGCGTTCTTTAGATCATTTACCGGAATGCTTATCCAGATCTTCAATACTAGAAATAAAATTGAGGATATCTATGATAATGAGTTATGGGTAAAGAGGCTTGGTTCTCTTTTCACGTCCGCTGCAAAAAATCAGTTGAATAAAGGATATGATGTACTAAAATCATTTAGAAATGTTCTTGATTCTGCAACTCAGAATTCTCTGAGAATAGACTATAAAGATAAAGCAGATATCTATTGTGTATTGCGTTGGATGATGAGGGAGTTTAACGAACTGAGAAATATGGATAATAATTCTCTTCTCAATAAGAGAATAAGGACCAATGAATATATTGCTGCTCATTTTAGTAGATTCTTGAAAGATAAGGTCAATTATGCCCTCAATTTGAGGCCGTATGACAAAGAAAAACTTTCTAGAATCTTCAAATTTGATGAGCACATTTTGATAAAGTCACTATTCAGAGGGAGGAAACCTTCTCCTCTATTCCGTTACAATATTGATATCAATGATCTTCAAGCGCTAAATGGCTTGAAGTTTTCATTCACAGGGATTCAGGGTCTACCCTCTGATAAGGTTAAGGATGAACAACGAGATATTTATCCTAGCTATCTTGGAAGATTTGAGCTTAATGCTATTTCATCGAGCTCACCTGGAATTTCTGGTATGTTAACACCGTTCTGTAAGATCTATGATGGCGGATATTTCGGGGATTCTGAGTCTATTGAAAGACCATATGCTAAGAGACTCAGAAAACGTATTAAGCAAATTAAAGAAAATGAGCAGTATTATGGAATGATACAAGCTCACTATAAGGCAATTAGAGAAGAACATGATAAACGTAAGTTCAATCTGAAGTATAGAGATTTTAGGAATGATGAAGGTTACATTCAAATTGTCAAACCAGAGTATGTGCGTACATCTAGTGGACTGATAAAAGTTCAAAGAAATTTGGACTCGTCTGCTTATGTGCGTAATTCTAAAGGGTTTATTGTAATTAAGAGGAACTTCCATCTTATCAGGATAACAGCTAGACCGAGACCTGATTATAGCCCAGGGTCGTATGTGAGAAACAAAAATGGGCTTATAAAAATAGAACTAAATGAGGAAGGGCCGTTCGGTGGCAAAAAGTAAAATCAAAGTATGGTTACAGAAGGAATATACAATTCCGATAACCTGGGAAGTAGGAAACTATGTGAGAATCAAGGCTCGGGATATTGATGAGGCTTTACAAATCGCCGAGAATATTGATTATCTTCCCATTGAAGGTGCGGAATATGTAGATGGGAGTTTCAGAGTAATTGAAGAAGTGGCAAGAGAAATAAATGGATAACAAATCCAGGGAAGAATACACCTTCCCTGGATTTATTTTTTTTTTTGCTTAATTTGAAAATTACTCGTAACGATGATAGAATCTTCGAGCCTTATTTGCAAATCCTCTCGTATTGAATTTCTCTATAAGATCTCTACGTTCGGATTCGCCATTCTCGAATATTCCAAGTTTGAGATCCATATTACCCATAGGCATACTAAGCTGATCATAATGTTTCAGCTTATTATATATGAAGATTTTTATATCACATTCCGCCAAGTCGAGGAATTGCTCTATTATAGATTCTGGTATAGATGAGAATGATGGGTATGTCAATTTTAATGTGATATATACCTCATATTCTCCAAAACCTTTTAGACGTATTTTATTAGGAGGTATAAATCTAAACATTCTGTAACTATAGTTAGTCAAGGATGCAATATTTGTAGACGCAGAGTTAATAAGAACGTCCTCTATCGTCATTGCAAATGGTCTATAGCTATCCATAAATGCATTACCTTCAACCCCGGATTTAGCCCTCACATCTGCTACTGAAATAACATGTAATTTATTTGCTTGGACCTCCGGTATATTCAGATAATATTCATTTTCGACGTCTGACTTATTTTCACTGGGATTGAATAAATATCTTCTATAATATGGAAAGTATTGTGAGAAGATAGGTAATGTGTTAGTAAGAAGATTTTTATGAATCTCTGGATATAAATAATCCAATTTATATTCAACAAGACCAAGCCTTTGGTTGAGGAGTATATCCAGTATTGTATTGATATTCATTAACAACCCTCCTCAAAGAGAACTATATTTCAATATTATTGCTTAAGACTGCGGAGCATATTCATATAATTTTCTCGAATATATGACTCCACTGGAAGATATACTCTAATAGTAGTACCAAGATAAGATCCTTCAAGCATTACTTGGCCTTTATCATTAAACTCTCCTTGAGATTCTTGGAGACCAAACAATTCTTTAGCGATCTTTACATTATCGGATTTTTCAAGAACGAAGTTTGTAATTTCTTTTTGTAGAGTAGATTGATCTACGGGATACATAACCGAACATTCCTGTAAGAAATCATCAGTGTATTCGTTTTTAGAAATGACGTTTTGTCTTGTAGAATATGCCTCTTTATGTGAAGGTCTGTTTACCTGGTCATAGGTGATAATTCTAAGAGGCCAAATAGCTACATTGTTTGAATCAGTAGCCCCAAATGCCCGGAGAGAGAAGCCCCATGGACGACCTGCCATAAGTTTGTTATACATATCCAAACCGTAGCCAAAAGGTGCCGTGGTTACATGTGCCTTAAGAAGGTTTCCATCCTGCCAATACTTATCAATATAATGAGACACGAAAGGATCAAGAACTTGAGATTGACGAACGGGGCTTGTGCTGTCCGGATGGCACCATTCCCCTGCCCATTGTCTCATACGAATATCGTTTTGAATTTTCGGGTCTTCATTAAGACTTCTCATAACAATATTTCCAGGATAACTACGACCATTCCAATTAATTCTTTCGAAGCTTTGAAGAACAGATTCGGCAGTAACAGTCTTCACTTTCTTCCCATCTGCCGTATCTACTACATTTTCTCTTATAATCTCAGTCTTTATGTCGTCTGGGTTGATTGCTGCTTCTACTATATAGTAGATAGGAAACTCTTTTTTTGTTTTGGTGGTAAACATATTTTTCATCATATCCTTTCTCAAAAAAGTAGTCTACTATTATTGTAGTGTTTGAATTACCAAACGCTGTACTAATGTATATTTTGAAACATTTGAATAATCTAATATATTCATAAAGGGAGAGAATTTTCATGGATACAAGCTTTTACAATAGTAAGTTTATATCCGAGCACAAGATGAAAATACTTGAATCAATAAATGAATTGAATTTTGAAGATACGCTGGAAAATAAAGATGATGGGATTGATCAAGATTTAAAACTGGAAGCCTTGATCGATTCTCTTATAGAAACTATTCAAGAATCTATTATTATTGAAGAAATTGATGAGGCGCAATTAAATGAAAATATAGCTCAGACATTTAGAAAGGCTAAAGATAAAGTATCGAAAACTCTTGTCAAATTTACTCTTGCTGAAAAACAAATGGCCGAAAGGTTAAATGAGAAATTCAATAGATTTATTAAACTTCATAGAGAAAGTAAAAGAAATGCAACCTATGATACTGTGGTTAAAAGAACCATAGATCTTTCAAGAATGCTCAAGAATCTTATAAGGTCTTTTATTATAGGACTTCTTATTCCTGGGGGAATTCCTGTAAAAATTATTTCTACTATATTAGCAATTTTAGTTCAAACTGCTATTGATAAAAGAACTGATGCAAAATATAAGAATCTTATTTTTAACGACCTGAAATTTGAATTGAGGGTTGTGCAAGAAAAAATCAAGGATGCTGAGGCCAGAGGAGATATTAAGGCTAAATATAAACTTATGAGAATTGAAAATCAAATTGGTAGAGCAATGGATCGAATACAGTATAACATAAAGGACTAAAGGAGGGATTACAGTGTCATCTATTAAAGAAAGACTCAAGATGATATTGGAAGGAAATAATATTCTCTTGGAAGCAGAAGAGGATAAATATGATCTTGAAAATGAAGAAGATATTGCTAGTGGAGAAGAACAGCCTGCAACTAGCGATCAAGAACCTGAAGGGGATGAATCCGCTGAGGATAATCCGAATCAGGATGATTCTGAAGATGATAAGTATGGTTTAGAAGACGAAGACGATTCAGACGATCAAGATGACTCTTCATCTACTGAACCTGAAGCTGGCGAAGATTCGGGAGGTGAGTCATCTTCAATATCTAATGAACCCAAACCTGGCAGTCTGTTAAATATAGACCCAAAAACCAGAAGTATACTTGCTTTCAAAAATTTTAATAAATATAGAGATTTAAGAGATGACACTTCAAGACTTATTAATGAACTATCTGAATTTGTACCAACTTCTGATCATGTAAGGCATTATTTGACGATAGCTATTGAGAAGGGTTCAGATCTTTTGGAGAAGCTTAATGATTATATTCTATATAAATATGCTGATAATTCCTATGAGATAAATTACCATAATTTTATGCAATTTGTGCTAGAAAAACGATATTTAGATGAACTTTATAAAAACATCGTAGAAATGTCTTCTAAAGATAAATAAAAAATTAATTTTCAAGAATCAACATAAAATCGAGGTTTTATAAAAACCCAACAAAGAATAAATATTTTACTTACTCTACTAAAGGAGGAAAAGAAACATGTCAAAGCCGGAATATCTTGAGCTGACGTTGGGGATGTCTACCGCTTCCGATCGCCAGGTGCAGAGCTTCTATGAAGCGTTGTATGAAACGTATGGAAGCAACGTCGCCAACGATATGGCAAGCATTTTCAAATCGAAGGAGTCCGCACAAGCGTTCCTGGAGTCCGTCAATGAAATCCTTGAACGCCAACAATTTGAAGGCACTGGATTGGTTAACGCTGTTCTTCGGGAAGATGCTGCGGCCCGTGCAGTTTCGATGCAAAACGTTGTCAACGAGCTGCTCACTGAGTCTACTCAGCAAGGTCTGGCTGCACTGAAGCCGATTTCGCTGACGTCGTTCGGTTTCCAAATTCGCTCTTATGTGAAAGCTGTTATGCACCGCGCCGTGAAAACGGTACAGGCTGAGAAGCCTGCGTTCAAGATCACTGAACGTAAACAATACGTGATCGACATCCAAGGCAACAAGCATTACTTCGTCGATGCTTTCAACCGCAACTCGAATCTGGTGAACAACCTGCATCAAAAATTCGACTTTACGGTTGACTGCCCGGCATCTAGCTATGACATCTTCGCGGAGAATTCGATCGACGCCCGCAACAAGCTTGCGATTGATATCTCTGTGAAAGCATTCACTGCTGTCAAAGAAGATGGCACGACTCCGGAAGATCCGGATACGCTCAAGATCGTTGGCCGTTCTCGCCAAATCGACATCGAAACTGGTCGCTTCAGCGTAGATGTTGTATTCGGCGACGACCAGAAGAAAGCAACGATCATGGGTGAAATTGATTTTGAAGCTGCTGTTCTTACGAGCCTGAGCTCGACTTCGCCGCGCGTCAAAACGGTTACATTCGCTGCTCGCTTGTCGTCCGAAACTCACCTCAAAGCTCTGGTGACGGGCTTCGAACACAAGCACACCAACGTTGCGATTCCGGATGGCGCACACATCGAAGTGAATCCGTCCGTCGAATTCATCGACGATGTGTCTCGCATGACTGGCGTCAACGTGCTCGAAGAGTACACCAACCAAATGGGTCAACTGATCGAGCAAATCGAAGACCGGTCCATCTATGAAGTCCTGAAAGACCTCGAATCCCAGGCTATTCTGACGAAGCAGTTCAATGCAACCCCGGATGCTGGATTCAGTCTGGGTCGTGAGGAATGGCTGCGGCGGGAATTCCATCCGTTCATTGAACGGGTATGTATCCGCCTGAAATCGGAACTTCAACTGGATGATTGTCACTTCCGCGTTGTCGGAAACCCGATCGATATTCGGATTCCGAACGCTTCCGGTGAGCAATATATCTTCCGCCGGAATCAAGATATGACCGGTACCTCGCAAGTCAACTACGATTTTGCGGTTATGAGCACCGGAAATACGATCTTCTACCTGTCCACGGATCGCGTGGAGCCGGGTAAGATCTATGTCAACCTGATTCCGAACTCGATCCAAAACAACATGATCACGATCAACCACTACCGGTATGCGAACTACGTTTCGAACAAATACCGGAGCAGTGTGAACCCGGCGCTCCCGGCTATCATGGTTTCGAGCCGTTATCAAACCAAGGAATACTATCCGGTGATGGCGGTTATCGAAATGCAGAACAACTACGCCGACTATTATGACGGGTTCTACCTCAGCTAACAAACAACAGAGCTCCCAGTGGTAAAAAACCACTGGGAGTTTCTTTTGTAATTTAATTTCAGAACTTAATATAAATTCTACTATTTAAAGGGAGGAACCTCGGTGTGAATAAATATGTGTTCAATTTTTTGGCCGTAACTTTTGATGAACTGAAAAACAATTACGAGAATAGAAAGGAATATCTCAATAAAATTAGAAATATTTTAAATAATGAAATTAAAATTCCTTGTATTGATGTAATAATAAACGATTCGACAAGAGCGCAGACTTTTTATGGAATGATAGTATTTCCAAAAACTGTGCTGTCAAATCAAAAAGGTATTGAGATAAGAAGCTATGCAGTTGAAATTCAAAAAAGCTTATTAGACCTTTTGGACGGTAAACAAATTGCAGCCTTGCTCATTCATGATCTCTCACATAATGTATTGACATATACAGCAATTGAGAGGTTCAAAGCTGCATTATATCATGCTTGTCGTATGACTCATATGAAAGTAATTGAGGTTCTCTATAATATGGATAATAAAATAAGGGATTTAGCATTACTAGATATCGCAAATAGAACTTATAAAGAACCCGTCCTTCCTGATATTGAAATATATGAACCTGATCGTATTCTTATTGAAATGGATATATACGAGAACTTCAATTCGGCTATTAAAACCATTTCTGAACAAATTGAAGAGTTCGATCTCTCAAATCCAGACCATCAAGATATTGCTGACACCTATATTGCTTCTGTAATGATTAAAATCGTTATGGAAAAAATGAAAGGTATCATGAGACAATATAATTGGCATAAACAATACGTAGAAAAATTCTATGATACTAAAATATTTAAACTTTTCCCGTCTATTGATATTGAAGTGAAGGAAGAGTTATTCGGGCAAAAAGTTAGCGAAATTGAGTATATGAAACCGTATGAACTTTCTATGCTTCAAGAATCAACTATTGAATTCATTATGAGTAAGAAAGGCGACGACGCTTCTTATGTAATAGAAAGTGTTATTAAAAGAAAGCGGCCTAATCCGACCTCTCTCCAAAAGGAATATGATATCATTACATTTAAGATGCAAAATATGTCCTCTAACTATGAACGTTTAAGTCTTCTTGATAGAGTGTATGATAATATCTATATTATTGAGAAGTATTTGGATAAAAATCCTGACGATGAAGTTATCAAGGAATTCCTTGAAAAGTTCGTAGAGTTGCCTAAAATTATGAAAAATCTTAAACCTACGAAGAAGAGATATGATATCTATGTGGAATATCCGGCAGGTTACGAAGGTTAATCGACTTTTATGTGAATGATTTCCCAAGGAATCACTCCTTGGGATTTTTTATTTTCTATATCTATATTTCTCTATGTTCCTTAAGGGAGAAATTCTAGTATGTACATATTGCTTTACTGAACTATTAATAAACTATTACGGAAATTACGTCTGAAAGTAGGTGAGATAATGCTCAAACGTCCCTATAATAAATACGAAGAGGAGTATTACGTACACTGGGAGACCACCAATACTTCCTTCTTAAAAGTTGCTTTACTTTTAAAGAAGGCTGGAATTAAGAACTATGACTTTATGCTTAAATTATATGATGAGGATCTTATTCATATAGATCCTTATGATCCCGATCTAAGTCCCGAGGAGATGGGTAAAGTTCTCGTTGAAGTGTCTAGGAACTATTACTATTTCCTAAGGGAGATAGCAAGGATACCAGAGGAAGGTGCTTCGACCGAAGTCGGTGGCGGTACGCCTTTCCAATTACATCGTGGAAACCTTGCACAAGCATTTTGTTTTGAGCATAATATAAGCCATTTCTTGGAACTTCCTCGTCAGTTTGGTAAAACCACAGGTGCGGTTCAGAGGTATCTATGGCAATTCTCATATGGAACAACTTCGTCTACTACGATATTCATGAACATGGATAAGGCCGCGTCAGTCTCCAACTTGACTCGTCTCAAAGAGAGCAGATCTCTATTACCTGAATATATGCAGATGGTATTTACTCTCGATGAAAAGACAGGGCAGCTTAAGAAAGATACCGACAATGTTAATGAGATCAAAAATAAGAAGCTTAAAAATACTATTATTACTAAAGCTGGGGCTAGAAACGTCCAATCAGCTGAACGTGTTGGTCGTGGTCTTTCAGTTCCTTCTATATGGTTTGACGAGTTTAACTTTATACTCCTTAATGAAACAATTCATGCCGCTGCTATTCCTGCATTCTCTAAAGCCTCTGAGAACGCAGCTAAAAACGGTAAGCCATATGCTATATGTATAACCAGTACTCCTGGAGACAGAGCAACTGCACATGGTGAATATGGTTTCAATCTGAAAGAAAGGGCAGCTAGATTTAGTGAGTCCCTATACGATATGGACCCTGATGAGATACAGACATGGCTCCAGAAGAACTCAAGTAATGGGATGGTTTATATATCATTCTCCTTCCTACAACTTGGAAAGGATATGGAATGGTTTGAAGAGCAATGTAGGCGGATGAACCATAACTGGATCAAGATTCGTCGTGAATTGCTCCTTCAATGGAACAAATCATCTAGTAATTCTCCTTTCCTTCCTGAAGATATTGATGAGCTGGATAGTATGGCTATTCCTCCGATTAAAACTATTAGGGTTAATAAATACTATGAAGTTTATATTTACAGAGAATTTGATCCTTATAGAAGATACTTAATAGGGGTCGACGTTTCTAAGGGTATCGGTCGTGACTCAACGGCAGTTGCAATCGTCGATTCTCAGACCTTAGAAATAGTTGGTCTATTTATAAATAATACTATTAGATCTAAAGAATTAAAACGTTTCTTATTAACATTAGTACATGACCACTTCCCGAACTCAGTACTGATTATCGAGAATAACAATATCGGGGATGCTATAATTGAAGATCTTAGACATAGTTCACTCAAACATCATCTATATTTCGATTATGCTGTAAGACTTGCTGAGGAAACTCGTAAAGATGGAATTATCCAAAAGAAACCTAAGAATAGAATTATATACGGTCATGAAGTAACATCAGCTACTCGTCCTAAGATGATGGAGCTGTTACTTCAATTCGTATCTAAATATAAATCTAAAATCAATGCAAGAGAGCTTGTTGATCAGATCAGGCATCTTGAGTATAAGAATGAAAATAGAATTGAACACTCCTCTGGTCAACATGACGACGCCATATTTGCTTACCTTGCATGTATCTACGTTATGTTCTATGGTAGAAACCTTGCAAGGTTTGGTCTGTTCAATCCCTTTAACTTCGATGGAGATGAGATCGAGGAAAAAGGGGTTAAAGAAGATAAAGTTGCTAAAATCTTTAAGCAGCTAAAAGTAAAATCTATAGTAGATTCAAATCCCTATTTTGCAGGGTTATTTGAAGATCTTTTATTTATAGATGACTATGAGAGAGAAGTTCAGCAAGAAATTTTTGATCTTGAAGCTAGCGATAATGGTGTAAGTACTTTATTTGAAACTCAAGGATTTGCTGGTTCTAAAATTAGGAAAAACGCATTCAGGGAGTTGAATGCAAGAGCTGCTGGACGAATGTTTAATGGTCAACAAGGATCAACTAATCTAAAAAATTCACTATTTGGTGTGTCTGATAGATATACAGGCAATTCATGGTGGTAGAAGTGTGACGGTCTAGGATTTTTTCCTAGACCGTTTTTACATATAAAAATATTATTGTTAAACCATAGAATTAATATACATTTAAAAACAAAAATGGAGGGAACTGTTGTGATAGACCTTGAATTTGACGACGGTCCTCAGAACGAAAGTAACGTTCGCAACATTATAGAATTCATAGATAATGAATTCTATACGGAGGCTATAAAAGAGCAAATTTATGAAGGATTAGAATGTAATAATGTCGATTATATTTACCAATTTAGAATGAAACTTGAAGAAATTTCTGAAAAATATCATGAAGATGATTATCATGCAGCTATTCTTTTTGAAGAGGAACTATATAGGAATATAATCTATTGGATTCAAGACAGGTATAATGTCGAAATTGATTACGATGATGATTCCCTTAAGACGGTTGCCTATGATATGTATAAATTTTTTGTAATCGAGCTGAAAGATATTACAACCTCTTTTCTTTTGAATTATATTATTGAAAATTATAAGTCTCTTATTGCTGGTATTCCGGAAGAGCTTTTGAATACTCAAGTGGTCGAAAGATTGGAGCCAGATCAAGATAATGATAAATATATTGCTGTAAGTAATATTGATGAACTTATCAAACAAGTTGGTCATCTTGACTTTGACTTTGAAACTTTCATTAGATATGCATCACGTTCTGGAGATATTGAATCCCTATCCGATAGGGATGAAGATGGAATGCCTTCTATTTCTTGGAAGTTCATTGATGAATCGGATATTGTTTATAATATCCTTCAGCAAATCGTAGATGGAGAATATGACAGAAACATTATTCTTTCAATCACAGATAATCTGATCGAAGTATTCAATATCACAATTAAAATGGATGAGGAGAATGAGTAATGGCGAAAAGGAAAAACTCTAAAGAAAAAGTTGGGGAGGCTGCTATCACTATTAAAGATAATGTGGTTCCTCTTACTGTCCTGCAAAATCACCCCAATCAGGAGCCTACTCCTATTAAAGCTTTTACTGAAGAAGGAGATATTTTTGCAGGAAAAAGCCGTGAGGAGCTTCTTGAAGAACTCGGAAAGAAAGATGTTGGTTTGGAAAAAGCAACCGGCGTAGTGGTAGAGGATGGAATTACAGGAGAGAGACTTCCTGGGACGGGAAATGATCTGCCTGAAATTAACTCCTTGCAAGAACTTGAGCCGGAAAATATCAAACGATATCTCTCGAATATTGTGAAACAAAGTCTGACAGTGCTTATACCAGAAGATTTAGACGATGAAGATGCTGATGAAATTATTTCATCCATTGAAGAAAAAATTATTAATTTGGATAAAAAAGATATTAGAAATCTTTCTGCTGCTGAGATTAAAAATATTTATGGGGCCGAAGTTTTTGATCGCATTAAGAAATTTAACCCCAAGGATTATGTATCCCTTGCTAGGAAACTTCTTGTCGATTTTAAAGATGGGATTATTGAGTATCAAGAAATTATTGATGCGACTGAAGAAATTAATCGACATATTAAATTCTTCCAGAGCCTTGATGTGGATAAAGTCCAAGAGGATATTCGGAATAAAATAGAGAACGATTCTGAAACTTACCCCACTGAATTTCATAAATATAAGAAATATCTCGAATTATATCTTGAATATCTGAATAGTAGAGAGGGTTATGAAAATAATCCTTTCATGGAAAAAGAGAAGGAAGTTACTAAAGATAAAATTAGAGCCGTTGAAGAAACTCTTGATTTCAGATACATTTATACTAAATGTGAAAATGGTGCTGATAAAATTCTGAAAGATTTTAAATCTCCTAAGATTCTTAATAAAGCTATTTTGGATTTCATTGGAAGACTGCATAATGATCCTACAATGAATGTGGCGTTCCCAATCCCTCCAAACTTTAGCGTCAAAGCAAATGTCGCTGAAGCACTTACCTCAATATGGGTAAGCTTCTTGGAGATGGCAATTATGAGGGGAACATATGAGAGTATCAAGCAATTGACCCCTAGTGAATATATCGAAATGGGTATGATCCTAAGGGGGCAAGAGCCTAAAGTAGATCCTAAGGCCAAAAAGGAAGAAGTTGAAACTGAAGATAAGATTGACATTAAGCAATTTATTAAAGAAAATGATATTAAGGCTGATGATATCAAAGAGGCAAGAAATGCCGCAATTGCAATCTCGTATATTTTGGCTAGAACATTTAAGCCTTCGGTTGTTAATAATAGCACTCATATGAAATATGTGCTTTCATACACAATGAAGCTTCTTAGCCAGGCTCTTTATGATGACGCTTGTAATACACTACTCATGGAATTGGTCGAAGGTATCAAAGACCGTCTTATGTTAGCAAAATAAAAGAAGTCGCAACCGGAAAAATAACCGGTTGCGATTTTATTTTTTTTTTT